TCGGGATTTTTTAGCCTCCATAACTCAATTGGTCAGAGTAGCTGGCTTTTAACCAGTAAGTTCTAGGTTCGAGTCCTAGTGGGGGCACTATCCGCCGATGGCCAAATGGTGAAGGCAGCGGTCTTATATACCGAAGATGTGCAGGTTCAAGTCCTGCTCGGCGGACTTTGTTGGGCCTTTAGCTCAGTTGGTTAGAGCACCCGACTCATAATCGGGAGTGCCTGGGTTCAAGCCCCAGAGGGCCCATATATTTGCCCTGGTGGTGGAATGGTATACACAGCAGACTTAAAATCTGCCGGCCTTACGGTCTTGCGAGTTCGAGTCTCGCCCTGGGCACTTAAGTACGCACGTGTCATATAACGGCTATTATCCTAGCCTTCCAAGCTAGAGACGCGGGTTCGACTCCCGCCACGTGCTTGTAGTACAGCAGGACGTATCTTATACGGTTAGTGGTCGTATGGAAAGGCATCTGATGAAAACCCCCTGGGGTTAGGATGAATAACGACGATGTATAGGGGTGGTCATTCCGGCCGATTGCGGGTCTGATACACAGATAAGAGTTGCAACTACTTATCACCCGATTGCAGGACAACACCTTTCCCGCTGTACTACATTTACAAGTTCGATCCAAATACTATGTCACCAGTATATAACAAAATTTATGCGGTAGGAGATTCACACGCTGGTACGTTTTATAGTATTACACATACCATGCCTACTGGTCCAAATACTATGTATACCATTGCTTCTACTCCCAAAGATCTAATTCAAGAGTGGGGAGTTGCAACCGATGGGTTGATAGTATTTTGCTTTGGTGAAATTGATGTGAGATGTCACATTCACAATCAAATCATACAAAAAAATAGATTAGAAGATGAAGTTATAAACACACTAGCAACATCGTACATCAATAAAATTAAAACAGTAGACTCCGATATAGGAGTTATGAGTATAGTACCACCAGCACGTATTGAAACTCAATCTGATGTAATGAAAAATTCGCAGTATCCGTTCATAGGTTCAGATAGTGATAGAGTTCGATACACACAAAAATTAAATAATACACTTAAAAGTTTATGTGAAAAATACGGTATATTATATTTTGATATATACACGTTGTATGCTGATAACGACGGACATTTGAAATTAGATTATTCCGATTCTGATTTAATTCACATCAGAGATAATCAATATCCATCATATGTTTTAAAGTTACTGAATAGTATGGAAAACATACAAAAATATAAAATATAATCTACTTATACACATTGCCACAATAGCTCAGCGGTAGAGCTCTCGATTTGTAATCGAGCGGTCGTCGGTTCAATCCCGACTTGTGGCTCTTAACTTGAATGGAGTTGTCTATGCCACATCCAAAAAAATGCGGAAAGGGCCGTCGAAAGATTGGGTCCAAGAAGCGTAATAATCGTTGGAAAAACAGAAAGCGCAAACACTAGTTCGACCGCGGGTGTAGCTCAGCGGTAGAGTCCGTGCTTGCCAAGCACGTTGTCGTGGGTTCGAATCCCATCGCCCGCTTAAATCTATAAGGAGTATAATATGTGTAAATGTGGAAGAAGTACACGCGAAGACGGTCTTTGTATGGGACTACATAAACTAACAGAACAAGAATATAAGCAGTTGTTGGCGGAACAAAAGCTAACTACTACGCAAGAGGGTGATGAGTGAGGCTTGACACTTTACTTAAAATAAGTTATACTTAAATCAGTACGGGCCTGTAGCTCAGCTGGGAGAGCATCCGCTTTGCAAGCGAAAGGTCATCGGTTCGATCCCGATCAGGTCCATTTAAAAGGTTCACTAGTAATAGCTGAACCTTTTTCTATACTATTGGAGATTACTATGTTTTTTCTTAAACTTATTCTGTGGTTGGGTATAGTCGTATGTGTTGCCGCTCTTGCTTTATTGTGGACATCGGGAATCACGCATATGAATGAAATCCATCCAGACTATAAAGGGGAAGATTTTCCATAACACTAAATGATTTTCAATTGAGCCAAGATAGCTCAGTTGGTAGAGCAGCGGTCTGAAGAACCGCGTGTCGGCAGTTCGATTCTGTCTCTTGGCATGGAGGAAATAATATATGATACACGAATTTAAAACACCAATTCCAGTTAAAACACCTCACGGTGACGGTGAAGCGTATCTTCTCATCGATTACGGTTTAAATGTAAATACGGTATGGCTAGTTCGGCTGAAGGGTGGTAAAGTTAAACATTACTATTCCGATGATGTCCGTATATACGATAATCCAATGAACGGAAATGGTTTCGATGTAGAGTAATCGGAGAAAACATGAAAGTCTATGAGTTAATCAACTTTCTTCAAACGCTTGACCAAGAGAAGAGAGTAACTATTTCGGGATACGAAGGTGGCGTCAACGATGTATCCGGTGTGTACGATGTGCATCTAGTAATTGATAAAAACGAAAAGTGGTATTATGGAAAGCATGAAAATGTACTTCCAGACGAACCACACGATGAAGTAGGATATTTGTTACGTTAACACAAAATACATTATGGATGATGAAAAGCCGTTGTTGACTCCCGAAGATTTTAATGATATTACATCGCTAGACGATGTGATGGCGTGTACCAAACTTGACAGGAATAGTGTGGCAGATTGTGTGTTCGCAGTTGGGTTACGGTTCATAGAGTTACCAGAAAAGCAAACCATCGTAGATGTCTTTGAATCTGCCGGGTTTATCAAGAGTAAAGGTCAGTTCAAGAAGAATCCTACGCAGTTACGAGTGAATGGAAAAAAAGTCAACCCTAATGACCCGTGGAACTTTGGTATCACCGCAGTATTGTGTTTCGGAAAACATAGAAATGAAGCGGGTGTTATTTGGTTTCGTAAATGCACAGAGAACGAAGATGGTAGTGTAAGAAAGATATAGTTATTCCCCGATAGCTCAGTCGGTAGAGCAGCTGACTGTTAATCAGCGGGTCACAGGTTCGAGTCCTGTTCGGGGAGCTATTTGGGCGGGTGGCCGAGTGGCTGAAGGCATGGGTCTGCAAAACCTTTGGAGTAATCCCACCGCAGGTTCGAATCCTGTCTCGCCCTCTGGAGGTAGTAATTATGACAGCAGAAGAATATAAAACATTAGCACACCCAGAAGCAATTGTGTGGGAAGAATTTGATGATGCAATTATCGCTGTAGCCATCGACGGTCGTTTGGTCTACTCTACACAAAAGATGATTGAAATTTTAAACGAAACAGATGATATGACAGAAGAAGATGCACTAGACTATCTTCAATACAATCTGTTTAATACTTATGTAAACGAATATATGCCATATCATACTATGATTTGATATATGCGTCGGTAGCTCAATTGGTAGAGTCCCGGTCTCCAAAACCGGTTGTTACAGGTTCGAGTCCTGTCCGGCGTGTTTACAAGGAGCATTGGTCTATCGGTTAGGACGCTAGCCTGTCACGCTGGAAGGACGAGTTCGATTCTCGTATGCTCCGTTTATATAGCACGGTGGTCTGAACTGGTTGAGGCACCGCTCTCATAAGGCGGGTTCATGTGGGTTCGAGTCCCACCCGTGCTATTGACTTTAGTGGAGAATCTATGTATTATATTACTTACAACGATGTAATCACACCACACCCGTATTTTACCAGAGAAGAAGCGGTTGCAGAATTGAAGAAAACGTTTGGTGAGATTGAAATTGATTCACACGATGTTGCATATTGGCCAAGTGTTTCAGCACGTGGCCACACCAAAATTGAAATCAAGAAGTATGAAGGTGAATTAGAATAAGGGAGTGCTGCAGAGTTGGAGGACTGCACCGGACTGTAAATCCGTCGCCTTAACCGGCCTAGTTGGTTCGAATCCATCCACTCCCATAACAAATTAAAGTAATCCACAAGTATGAATATAAACAAATTTCTAAAAGCTCAATATGTAGGTAAAGATAAAAAGTTATGTAAAAACTGCAATACCTATAAATCTTGGCCTACAGAATTTCCATCGAAAGGAAATAATAAGAAAGGTGAAAAAATTTATAGACATATGTGCAAACCGTGCTGGCGTCCTTTCGAACGAACAAAAGAACGAAAGAAAATTGAGAAATGTAGAGATTTTATGGTGGATTTTTTACTTCAGAATCCATGCGTAGATTGTGGAAACTCCGATATTCGTGTGTTGGAATTTGACCATATCAAGGAAAAGAATACTGACGTATCAATATTATTATCAAATGGTAAGTTAAAAAGGTTACAAGAAGAAATAAAATTATGTGAAGTTGTATGTGCTAATTGTCATAGAATACGCACTATGCGCCGTGGTAACTTCTACAGACATCGGTACTACAAAGACACACAACAGTCCCTTAGCTCAGTTGGTTAGAGCGTTGTTCTGATAAAGCAAAGGTCGCTGGTTCGATTCCAGCAGGGACTACTTACCCCTGTGGCGCAATTGGAAGCGCAAGAGATTTCTACTCTCTGGGTTGCGGGTTCGAGTCCTGCCGGGGGTGTTTTTGTATAGTGAATTTACATGGTGATTGTAGCTCAACTGGTTAGAGCATCGGATTGTGATTCCGAGGGTTGCGGGTTCGAGTCCCGTCATTCACCCTAGATTGTGCTATTGTAAATGAGTTAAATATGAAAACGGTAATTATATTTTTAGGTGTATTCATTCTGGTATTAGAATTTATAGTTAAACGAGCAGAATATAAATCTAAAAAAATAAAAGAAGAACAAGAACGCCAACGACAAGTTGCTAGAAAGCAACGTGAAGAGTGGTTGAATAGATATAGAAATTATTGACGCTGACATAGCTCAGTTGGCAGAGCACTACTTTGGTAAAGTAGAGGTCACCAGTTCAATCCTGGTTGTCAGCTTCGCCTCAATAGCTCAATTGGAAGAGCACCGGTCTTCGGAACCGGCTGTTGTGGGTTCGACTCCTGCTTGGGGCACTTGACATAATTAAAACAATTGGTTATACTTAATAGAAGTTACGGAGAGTAGCTCAGTCCGGTTAGAGCACTCGCTTTGGGAGCGAGGGGTCGCAGGTTCGAATCCTGTTTCTCCGACTTAAAATATGTACGTAGACTAATAACCGCCCACCAGTGCGGTGCACAAGAAAGGTATTGACTGCAGCCTATACCAATCATCTGGTACAGAAACACTAGTCACGTTTCTGCGTACATATTATATGTTAGTTGTCAGCCACGGAATCTGGTGGTTAAACCGTGGAAGTAAAAGACCGCGCGGTTCGACTAACATATACATATGACGTTTGGTAGAGTTCGTCACTGGCACCTTCGGGTGATAATAACTACCACTTGGACAATTAGCTCAGCTGGTTAGAGCATCGCTTTTACACAGCGAGGGTCGGCGGTTCGAATCCGTCATTGTCCATTCCAGCTAGTGATATCAGTGGTCTGCTGGAAACCACAACGTTGCTGATATCACACACGCTCTTGTGGTGGAATGGTATACACGGCAGTCTCAAAAACTGCTTCCCATTGGGATTGTGAGTTCGAGTCTCACCGGGAGCATAAGGATATAGGGCGGTGTAGGTGCTAGCAGTCGCCTGTTAAATGTTCACAATACTATGTCCTTACTACTTTTAGTGTAAAGATTATATGAAATATGCATTACTCATCTCTGGTCAACCGCGAAATGTTAAAGAAGCATACGAAGGTATCTATACAAAAGTTATAGAACCTAACGGCATAAAAGACATTTTTATTCATTCGTGGATTGATCCTGATATGGTCGGTAAGCAGTATGTAGCACAGTGGCGTAGAAAGTTATTAAAGCAACAACAAAATGAAGAAGCAGAGGAACGATCTGTTGCCAGTAAAGTAGTTCCATCAAATATAGATTCTACTATTTTAGAATTATATAATCCAAAAGTATGGAAGTTTGAAAAGCCAAAAACATTTTCATACGATACTTCTGTAGAAGAATATCTATCAGATGTAATGTATCCACAAGATATGTTAAGTTGGATGTACTCTATGTGGCAAGCAAATCTTCTTAAAACCGAATACGAAAATTTTCATAAGATAAAATATGATATGGTACTTCGTATACGGTTTGATTTCTTACCAGCCGAACCGTTAGACCTAAAAAAGTTTACAGAGATCGACACAATATACGCATCAGATCGTTATCCATCTGAAATTGGAATGAACGATATATGGTGCGCTTGCAATAGTAATTTGATGGATATCTATACTAGTATGTTTTTAAATTTTGAAAACATATTATCTGACGCAGGTGATGTTAGATTCAATCACGAAATGATGCTTAAACGTTGGATTGAAGTGATTAATAAAATTAAAGTAGAACGCATAGATTTCGACTTTGGAACTATGTTGATTTAAATCTAGGACAGGTGGCCGAGTGGTTTAAGGCAGCAGTCTTGAAAACTGCCGAACTGAAAGGTTCCGTGAGTTCGAATCTCACCCTGTCCGTTTTTTGGAGGTTTTATGAACGATTTAGTTAAAAAATATTTTGCCGCACTCTCTAACAAAAATTTAACGACATTATCTGAATTATACCACGATGATGTTGTTCTTTGGGAATGGGGTCAACGTGTTTTCATAGGAAAGGAAGAAGTATTGAAAGCTAACGAAGAACTGTTCAGCTCGTCGGAAACTTTAACGGTGCTCGTACAAACGTCTGCTACAGACGGTGATAAACACTACTGCGAATTATCTATTATACTGGATGAAAAATTAATTTCAGTACTTGATGTTCTTACTATAAAAGATGATAAGATTTTTTCCGTACAGGCATACCGAGGATTCTAATGCGATTTCTTACCCGCAAACTAGTACAACCAGGAGATTTAAATGCTAACGGTACTCTGTTTGGTGGTCGTTGTCTTGCTTGGGTTGACGAAGAAGCAGCAATCTATGCGGCAATCGAAACACGACACAAGAAAGTCGTAACGAAAAGTATTTCAGCAATTAATTTTGTCGCTCCTGCGTTTCAAGGTGATGTGGTAGAAATCGGTATAGCTCTAAAAAAAGTTGGTAGAACATCACTTACATTAGAAGTTCAAGTACGAGATTTGACTACACAAAGAATAATTGTAAATATTGATGAAATGGTATTCGTATGTGTTGATGATACGGGAAAGCCAACACGACACTCTTTGAGCACATGAGGTCAGTATGATTGAAACTATTGGTATAATTGTTAGTGTTGCTACAGGAATCTTATCTGGAATCGGTACCGTAAAAGGACTACAAGCTGACAAGAAGAATACAATTAGCCAATTCTTAAATGTTATCGCTGACACTATTGATGAAGCTGTTGTGAAGTTTAAGAATGATGAGATTCCCCACGGCGCATGTGAACGTATGAGACGATACGCCACAGAGTTCCCATATGCATTAGAAGGTTATATGGAAACTGACAAGTTACAAACTTATGCTGACGAGTTATATCGGGCTCACGAAATTGAACAACTGTATAAAACAGTAAAGGATAGTCCAGAAAGTATAGCAGAACTGGAACGCGCTGCCAGTGGATTTAGAGTAGCAGCAAATATGATTAAATTTACCAAGTAGAGGTTACTATGAACTTAACGCCACAAGATAAGAAAAAGCTCGAGAACGCCTTAAAGGATATGAGCGCGTCAATGGCACGGCAATCAGCCGAACGTGATTTGCAAAAGAATGTTATTGGTGATATCTGCGAAGAGTTGGATTTAAATAAGAAAGTGTTTCGTAAGCTAGCGAAGGTCTATCACAAGCAGAATTTCGCAGACGAGGTAGCTACTCATCAAGAATTTGAATCTCTCTATGAGACGGTCACTAAAAATACCTTATAATAGACCCCTTGACAAATAATTGGTTTTTGGGTAAATTTCAATATATCCCAAACCAAGAGGTTTTTGTGAATCAGATTCAGAAGTATATCGATCATTATGAGAACAAACTTTCCCTTGCAGCTTCTTATGCGAAGAAAAATGAAAAGGGATTTGTTCGTTCGACGATGGGTGAATTGGTTGAAGGTATGTTGGATTTGATTTGGACGGATGTTGTTGGTGGTTCCTCTAAAAAGAATGACTATGTGGTTTCGAAAAGCACGAGCGGAATTAAGCTGAAGTTTCAGGTTGATCGACATCTATACACTCCTTCTAACACTCTTGTCGCGTTAGGGGAGTGTAAAGCATATCTTGACCGATGCTTTATGGAACGTGCAAGTAGTGATTTTAGTCGAATCACCCGTGGTCTTAAACAGAAACCGGCAACATTTATTCTGGCACTCGAACAAGCTACTGGAAAAGATGCGTTTCAGTACTATATGGATGAAGGTCATATCGATCATATTTTCTTTTTGTGTGATGGCATTCGTTCACCAAAGAAGCCTATCTGGAATAACAACTTTTACAAGCCTATCAATCGTAAGAGTTTGCAATCCTTTGTTTCCTTTATTGAATCAATGAGGTAATTTATGTTATTCAAAATGGCAATGTTGCTTGTGGGTCTTATCTTTATTGTGGCCACGTTCGGTGCTATATATCTTGGGTATGAAAAAAATACAGAAGAGTATAACAATCGTAATAGGAAAGATTTATGAAAACGGTTTTTATTGTATTAGGTATTTGGACAATGGTTTCTTTAATATTTTGTTTTGTTATCTGGCCTAGAATTGCAAACCGATTTATTCCAGCAACCAACGATACCTTTATCAGATCAAGATGTAGAAAGTGCGGAAATATTCAACGGTGTTGTGCACCGCCTTGTTCAAAGTGTCAGAGTATTGACATGGAAATGCTAAAATAATAGAAGTTGGAAGTGTGGCCGAGTGGTTTAAGGCAGCTGTCTACTAAACAGCCGTGGGATAATACCTACCGTGAGTTCGAATCTCACCGCTTCCGTACTCATACTTAAGGAATACACATATGATTATGTTACTTGGAGATATTCACGGTGAAACGATGGCACTGCGAGATGCCGTTGATAAAGCCGTAAAGACAAACGCAACGGCAATTATCCAGCTGGGCGACTTTGGTATGTTTTCGTATAACGAGAAATCGTTTTATGTCATTGCCGAACAGTCACCCATTCCTATCTATTTCATCGATGGTAATCACGATGACTGTATCCGATGGAATCAGTATAGTGATATTACCCGTCTGTGGGATGGACTTGATATGTTCTATATTCCCCGTGGGTGTGTGTTCGAATTGGATGGTAGAACGTTTGCTGCGATGGGTGGAGCAGCATCAATTGATAAGAATACACGACTGATGTATAATTGGCATTGGGACGAATACGAAAATATTAGTCCAGAGGAAACTCTTCGCCTTCGAGAGAATATGGAAGGTAAGCAGATTGATATTCTGCTTACACATTGTCCGCCGAATAGTGTGATTGAAAAACATTTTGATCCACGCCAAAAACTAATGTTTGGTGTGGGGTTGGATTGGCATGACCATAACCAAGATGTCATCCAACACATCTGGGATTCACTAGATAACATTCCAATTTATTCTGGTCACATGCACCGTTCAATTATTGCACCTAACTATCGTATTGTGGATATTAATGAAACTGTAATGGTATAGTTATGGAACTTGACATAGTGTATCAAGCAACAAACCACCCAGCATGGAGTCCCCATTATGTCTATGAACAATCTTTTGCGATGCTTAAAACAAAGTATCCAGAAGTACGGTTCAGCCATATCAATCCAGAACAATTTAACGGATTGGGATTTCCATCGCCGGGTGCGTTTGTTGTAATAAATCCAAAAAATAACAAACGAATAATTTTATCTTATCTAGATAATTCTCGATATGTTTTATTGAAGGATGAATCTGTTGGCTGGCAACCTTATACAGTACAGCAATTATTTTGTTTGTCGGATATTGTTCCAATGAAAGATGCTGCACGACAATATAAAATAAAGAAAGATGAAACGTTGTTGCCATATGTCGGAACAAATGACAGTGTTGCACTAGATCTAGATTTGGAAAGAATTATAAAACCGTTCAATCAAGTAGTATTTAGAACCGAGTACGATTTAAAAATTTCCGATAAGTTATATGAAACTAAACTATCCGCTAAAGACAGAAAACAATCATTGGTGTTTCGTGGTGCAATGCATTACTCACGCCCGTTTGTGGCGGAACACACCAATCACCCAGAAATTAGTTTCTTCAAAGACCACGTTCCAGATTATTACGGTGAACTAGCATCACTTCGATGTGGGTTGTCATTGAACGGAGTAGCAGAAATTTGTAATCGTGACTTGGAACTTATGGCAATTGGAATTCCTATCATTCGTCCGTTATTTAAAAATGTGCAGTTTCACGAACCATTAATTCCGAATGTACATTACATTCCGTATGATTATGATCGGGAATATTATTATGTAGAAGCAACCGATTACCCATACAACCGTGACTATAAACTGCACAGCCAGGCGTTGATTGAAAAGTGGGAAGAAGTAAAAAATAATTATGAGTTATTAGAGTTTGTTGGAAAAAATGCACGTGAATGGTATTTACGAACAGGAAAGCTTGATAGGCAAGTTGAATTGTTCGTTAATACGTTTGATATAAATTTATTAACTTAATGGTAGGTTGTTATGACACCAGTTGCGTTTGAATGGTACAATCCGGAGGGAGTATGGGACGTAGAAAACACGCGTGGACCGCATACGAATACAGTAAAGAATCAGAATCAGAAAACAAATCAGATTTGGTATGGCGTGCCGCTCGAGCAGTCGAGGGGGCAGTTGTCGAAGATTTCACCGATGCTGTGTTCGAACGTCTTGGGGAATTAGAAGATACCCTCAATTTAAATTCCGATGTTAAGTTAGGGTATGAACTAGCTATGAGAGAACTTCGAAACACTTATCTTGATTGGACATCTAACATATGATTTACGTTACACTATGTACTGTGCCAGACAGAATGGCATCTGAAGAGTGGTTTAAGGTTTGTTTGGAAAGTCTTTTAAACCAGGACACCACGGAACCTTACCAGATTGTTTTGAACATCCCATTCAAGTATAACAATTATCCAGACGCAACTATTCCGCAGTGGTTGCAAGAGTTTGTAAATACACGGTCAAATAAGATTAGAATACTACGGGACAATAATGATTACGGTCCTATATCAAATCTATTGTACCCAATGAAGCATCTACCAAATAATCCAAATGATATATTCATTGTAGTTGACGATGATCAAGAATATCATCCAAGTATGATTTCCTATCACCTAAAAAAACTAAAACAGTATTCACATCGCCACGTTATATGTTACAGAGGTAATGGAATTATTGAAGCACGTACTTGGTATGAGAATGGAAAAAAGTGGGCGAAGATGTATAATACGCACGTACATTTTCCAACTAAAAAAGACATTTATGTAAGACTCCCCGATCATTGGCATAGTGTTTCATATCCTCGCCATCTACTTGGTAATGATATGTTTGATGAAAAGTTCTTATCGATAACGTGGAACAATGATCAACTTATGGGATACTATGGATGGACGCACGATTTCTATTTCTTATGTGCAGAGTGGGATGCGGAAACCGACTATAGACCAGTAAACCACGATGGACGAGGTGCCTATTCATTTCCGGTATTACGCACTCTACCAAATATAAACGAAAGTGGATGTTATTTCTGGAGATTCCCCGGCGATAAACTCCAACGAACCTTTCCCAATGCGGAAGAAATGAATAAGATACACGAAGAAAAACCCATTATGGAGTGGTTCGTATAGGGTCAAAATGGGGTAAAAATAGGCTAAAATGGGGTAAAATCCCATAGGGAGGGGGACGTAAGGCATTGAAAATCATAGCCTTACGTCCCCCTTGACATACCCTATTAAATAGGGTATATTTCAAGTATCCCTCAAAATAGGACATCACCAACGTATGAAGTTGCTCACTATCGGTAACACCAAGACTGTCAAGGGCGAGGCTCTTGGGTATATGACTTTCATCATGCACCTTGCCCCCTCTACTCTTTCGGGTTATAACACCTGTCCGATGGCCTCCGATGGGTGTGCGGCGGCCTGTCTCAATACGGCGGGTCGTGGTCGTTTCACCGCCACACAGGAGGCCCGTATCCGCAAGACCAAGTGGTTCTTCGAGGACCGCGAGAGCTTTATGATTCAGCTGGTGAAGGATATCCGAGCCGCTATCCGTAAGGCTAACCGTGAAGGTATGATTCCTGTGTTCCGTCTTAACGGTACGTCCGATATCCGTTGGGAGACGGTATCGTTTACCTTTGAAGGTATCGACTTTCGAAACATTATGGAGTTTTTTGGTAACGTGCGGTTCTATGACTACACCAAGCTTACCAATCGTCGTAACATTCCGTCGAACTATCATCTGACGTTCTCGCGTAGTGAGAGCAACGATGCGTATGTTACGACGATGTTGAATCGTGGATACAATGTTGCTGTCGTGTTCGACGTTCTCCCCGAGACGTATCTTGGGTACAAGGTCATCGACGGCACCGAGACTGACCTGCGGTTCCTCGACGAGAAGAACGTTATCGTCGGACTCATCGCTAAGGGTAAGGCTAAGAAGGACAACAGCGGGTTCACCATTCTTCGTAAGGCGGCGTAATATGTACCAGACTCACATTCTCACTCCCAACGGGCACAGTATTCCCCGTACCCGATTCACCGCAATTTCCCTTTGGGATATCCTCGACTATATGGAGCTTCGTGAGGAGGAAGTAGAAGCCATCAGCGATTTCGGGCTGAGCGAATTGCAGTGGAGTGCTGTTGAACTTCCACTCATCAACAATGTCGTGGCGCTCGAGTGTATTGTCACAGGGCTTGAGGCATATTACGACGAGCTGATGATGGACGCGGACGAGTATGGTCAGCCGTCTCGTAGTCTCCCCGCTCGTCTCTATACCCGCAAGGACATCACCGAAATGTTCTGGGCAGTGGTACAGAAAGACGATTACATTAACTTGGAAGGTAACGGATGATGCAAGGATTTATCAACGTGATGACTCTTATCGGTATTCTTTCTGTTGGGGCCCTTGCGGGTATGGTGATGGTTTATATTATGGAGAAATTCTAATGGATTTCGGGCTAAAGATTTTCCTCATCAGCACGATCGTGATGTTCATTCTGGATAGACTAATCAAATAATAGATAATAATAGAGTCACTTGACAAATCAACCGCACCGTAGTAAATTGCATTTTCACCTTTTAGGAGTAACAATGACCAACGATTGGCGTAGTCCCCGACAGAAGTTGCAGGATGAGTATATCGCTCGTATTGTGGATAATCTGTCCACTAGGGAGTTGGTGCAGTACGCATACGATAAGCTGTCGGAGGAGTTGGATGAGTATAGCGATGAGGGACTGACGCAGCAGGTTCAGGATATCTATCCCGACCTTTTGGAGAATGAGTAATGAAAAAGCAACTCCCACATCTTTCCGGCCGGCGGCAATGGGTATACACCGCATACAGCCAGCACTATAACTGGTCTACTATTGTGGTCGCTCGCACGATTCAAGAAGCCCGTCGAGCAGGATATTACGAAGCAAAGAAAGTTTTTGGTAATCACGCTACCCTACAACGAGACAACGTTCGAGAACTAGTATGACCGATCGATATGAGCAGTACGATGACGAATACGACAATCTACCCACGCGTGGCAAGATGTCCAGCAACAAAGAGCGTATGATTAACACTAATATGGCTACACTCAAACGCGTCGAAAACGCTCGCAACCGATATGTGAGAGAGGGACTACTAAAGTGATGACCCGAACTTGTATTAAGTGTAAGACGATTATTCCCCGCGATCGGCTCGAGGTACTTCCCGACACACATACGTGCGTTGGATGTAGCGGGGTTCAAAAGTATGTTGGGGCTATGATTTTCGATCATAAGACCGCTCCCCGTCTGGCCTATATCCGCCCAGAGAACAAGCAGGCTGTCGAAACACTCAAGCGATTCATTAACCGTTCCAGAAACTAACAGAGGATATTATGACTGAAGCAAATACTATTAAGCTTACGGCAGAAGCTAATCACGAAGGATTTGGTCAGACAAGTTTTACCTGCACCGTATCCACCGACACCACACTAGATGAGCTGATGGATTCTATTCGTCAGCTGGTACTATCGTTGGGATATATGGAAGGTAGTTGGGACAATGTGATTAAGAGTCGCGCTGAAGAACTTAATCACACCGAGGCTCGTCGAAAGGCACAGAACGTCTATCAGGTTCCCGTGTCGTTCCAGATTAATGCAGAAGATGCAACGATGGCTCGAGAAAAGATGTGGGATGTTCTAATGGAGATTGAAAAGACTGATCAGATTCCCGACTATTCGATTGGCGTAGCCACCCAACTAGAGCTGTTTTAAAAAATTTTACCCCTAAAAAGTTTAGCCCGTCTACACACGTAGCGGGCTAACTTATTTTCTCCATATCTTTTTCCCGTGACGGGGTATAATCGTAGGTTTGTTTCCGTTCCTTCGGTTCCTTACTCTTGGATTTCTTCGGACGCCCCAATTTCGGACCTGCGACCTCTCCCCGAGCAAAGGCCGCCGCAGATTCCCGGTCCGCAAAGTATCGGACTTGACCGACCGTGTTGCGTGCTCCATACCGATTGGCATAGGTCCGCCACACGGAACGGTCCTCTTTGTCCCCTAATTCAACGAGTAAATCGACGAGACGAATCATACACTTATGGACGGGGTGGCCAGAGTCCTTGAACAGCAATAATATAGTTTAATACAAGTGCTGGAGGAAAGTTGTTCGATGGAGCTGGAGTTTTTCCGACCAAGTGTGATACCGATACGTCCGTACCTGCTGCGGCGGTCACGGGGGTGTTGGACCACGGAAGGTCTAATGCGGTAATCGTGTGTTTATCTTGACCGAAGGATTGACCCATATCGTAATGAACTGATGATCCATCAATCGATGTTGTGGTACCTTGTCCGACGATGACCCGCCCGTTCAAGTTGGGGAGAGCAAATGTATTATGACCATCGCCACCATAGCGGGTACCTAAAAGGGCAAACAATGCTTGATACTGACCAATCGATAAGAGTTGTCCATTACATAACATCCAGTTCTCTGGGGCATACTCAAATGCAACTGTCCGAATTTCTCCAATAAACCAATCACCCATATATAACTCCTGTGTACGTGTTAGTAATAAATAGTTTCCACGCATTTCTTTATGAGGATATTTCTATGATTAAGACGCTATTCCTAGTCCCCCTTGCCGTTCTACTCACTCAAGCTCCACTCCGCAGTTCTGATTTCCGCCATCACTATGAACGACAAGTCCAACTGGAAGAGCAACAGTTCCGCCGAGAACTCCAACGCCATCTGGATACATGCCGTCGAGAGGAACAACGAATCAGACGAGAACATCAAGTCCGTCTCCGCCAGATTCAAGAAATGACCCGACGCCGACCATAATTTCCTATTAGTCCACTTCTCACCATATGACTATACCATATCGTCGGGTTAGGGGTGGCTTCGAGTCGATAATTTCCCGATACCATAATCTTTATATAAGAAGCGTTCCTATAGGGAAAAAATTGCGCCGCAACGCGAGCGTAGGCTCCCCGCCCCGATTGTCAAGCCCCCTCGCCCCTAGTTACGAGAAATTATTAGGAGGGTAAGTCGTTGGGGCGTCAAGCCTTACGAGGGCACTTGACGATGGCTATTAAATGGGGTATATTTCAAGTATCCCTCTTCATAGGAGAAGTATCAGATGGCTACGCTCAAGTGTGTGTTTTGCAAGACGCCCCAGACAGCAGACAAGTCGATTCGTGCGATTCTCTGTGGTTCCTGCACGGCTCGACTGGCTGGGACGCCGGAGCAGATTGGGAAGGCTCCGAAGTCTGCCGTCCCGAAGGTCAAGAAGGTGAAGCGAGTTGCCAAGCCGAAGGTGGTCAAGGCTACCACAGGGTTTGGTCGTGGGTGGCACCTCAAGAAGCAGTTCACGGCACCCGATGGTACGAAGTACAGCTTCGGTCAGCCCGTTACCACGAAGAAGCGAGGGAAGTAAGATGCGTATCATGCGGGATATCGTTCGGGAGTTCTACAGTGGCCCGAATAAGAAGGGGATTCGATTCGGGCAGTTCTTTGTGAATCGATATGTGCACCCCAAGTTTCTCCCGTGGCCGGACCTCTACTACTGTGAGGATACGGAATCAGCGATGGAGATGGCACTGGCATTTCTTCGGACAGGAAAGAAAATCGAGCTATGATTAAAGTTTGGTCTACCTACCCGCCGGCCCTCTGGACGGTTCCCGCTACGGGTTCCCTACGGATTGCCGGCGGCACCGTCACCCGAGTCCAGGTGGATGGTGTGGATGTGCCGGTGGATAGCGATCTTCCCGAAGGGTTTGACTTGGGATGGCTCGAGTGGCAGCGTCCAGCAGTCCCCAAGCCCGTCCCACCTCGCACCAAGAAGGTGAAGGGATCGACGGGCAAGATGTACACGCTCACGATGCAACCCAATGGGAAGTGGTCGTGTGAGTGTCCCGGATACCAGTTTCGACGGTTTTGTAAACACACAGGAGCTAAGTAATGGAACTTTCTGAACTCAAGGCGTTCGCTCGTCAAGAAGAGATCGAGATCAATTGGGACAAGCTTGATAGCGATCCCTTCTACGCTGACGATTTCGAGCGGGTAGTGCAGTCCGCAGTGAATCATATTCCCCAGCTCGAACAGCTCCATACCAAGCTGACAGCTGGGGAATCGGTAGCCTTCGAGGGTCAGGCTAGCCCGCTGAAGTTTATGGATCTGGAATCGTATCTGTATCTGGTGGAGACGGAACTATTTGCCGCCTATCAGATTCAAGATGTCCACGAACGATATCACCTCATCAAGTCTATCACGCATCTATCATCTTAAATACCGTTTAATATCCCGGTTGACTTTCGCCGGATATAAGGGTATATTGAATACATCGAGTTTAAACACTAAACACAACTAAACAAGGAAACCAACATGGAACACGCAATCAAGTTTGTCGAACTCACCAACGCCTTCGTCTCCGCTCTGCTCAAGGGTAGCAAGTCTGTGGAACGTATTGAGGGGCGCCGGTTTGACCGCATCAAGTGCAACGATACCGTCCGCTTCTTCGTGGACCGCAACAGCTGGGAGATTTACGGTGCGAAGTCGAGCTTTCAGTTTAATCCCCGCCGGTGGTATGGGACGCTCGATAGCGTGGGTCAGTACGATTGGACGCAGGTAGCCCCGACACCGTTGGCCGGTACGTCCGCTGAGCGAATCTTCAATGACCGTGAGGCGGAGATTACCAAGAACTATAAGCCCCGTGGTCGTCCCCGTAAGAACCCCGCTCCGGCTCCGAAGGCTAAGGTAGACTCACAGATCACGGACGCCGTAACCACGAAGAAGTCGAGCAAGAAGGCATAATATGGGACTTATCTTCAAGCGTAAGACGACACCTCCACCGCTTCCGAATGATATCATTGATCACGCTCCACTCATTCCAACGCCCCCACAGCATCTGCTCGGGGGATCTGATGTGAACCTAATTCGTATGGTGGAAGAGAACGCTCCACGGCGTATTCACGAGATTGACAGCACCGTGACCGATCTCCAGGCTCGTATTGATAAGATGTTGGCGGAACGAAAGAAGCTCGAACGTCTCCTTACCGCACTCACGGAGTAACTATGTCTGATGTTATCGCTGGTATACTGGCACTGGTGGCAATGATGTTCGGGTTGGTTCTACTACTGGCCTTCCCGACGATGTGGACCTGGAACTTTCTGATGCCGGACCTCTTCAATCTTCCCACGATCGATCTCTGGCAGGCTGTCGCTATCAACTTCTTGTCCACGATTCTGTTCAAGAGCGTGTCGTTCAATAGTAACAATAAGTAACTAAATAGATCCCCGCACGGTACTCCCCTGCGGGGATCTCTTTATAAGGTACCACAAACCCGAACGAAAACCGAAGAAAAAACCCGAATAAACCCCGAAAACTGGGGATCCGTCCCGAGGGGGTGCGCATAAGGCTATGATTTTCAATGCCTTACGCCCCCTTGACATGGGGGTTTTAATTGGTTAATATTAGGGAGTGGTTCGGGAACGACGGTTCCTGACCCCATCGGAACGCCAAAACCGATGGCTGATTGAAAACCGAAGGTTGAACGTGTGACGGGTCCGATGTCCATTCCGGACCCGTGTGACACGATGTAGGACCACGGCCCTATCGTCTATCGGTTAGGACGCGACCCTTTCAAGGTCGAGAGACGGGTTCGATTCCCGTTAGGGCTACTCACCAAATACCACACCACAACACAAGGACAACAACGTATGAAGTACAACTACAAGATCGTCGTCGAAATTCCCCGCGAGATTCGCACTCGCAACTCCACCGACATCACGGTGGACACCTTCACCTCGTTTGTTTACAATCGAAAGAACAAGGAGTCCGCTCTTCGGGCCTTCGGTTCCGTAGAGAACCTTCGGAACCTTCGAAAGCACGGGTTCAAGCTCTCCCGTTCGGAGTTCAAGAAGTTCCGTAATCACTTCCTCATCGAGCGAGTCTAATGAGTAACTTTCAGAAACATCGTCTAGAGTACATCTATCTCAATAACCTTCGTGAGTCTGGCGTCACCAATATGTTCGGTGCGACTCCCTATCTCGAAGAGGATTTCGATATCGGTAGAAAAGAGGCCAAGGCAATCTTAATGGGTTGGATGGCTTGGGTGAATGAAAATCCTTCTAATGTCAATCTCTACTAATGGCACTCTTCTACAATCCGACAATCAAACGTAAACCGAAGCCGATGAGTAAGACGGCTCAAATGAAAAATCTCCGTGAACTCCGCAAGGCAATCAAGGAGATAGGACAGTACGACAAACATCTCGCTGATGCGATGATGAACGCAGTGGACATTCTCTCAAAGGAAACCAAGTAAGATGGCGTATATGAATCAGGACCGAAAGAAGAAGATCGCTGAGAAGGTGAAGCCGATTCTCAAGAAGTACGGCGTCAAGGGGTCGCTCAAGACTGACCGACTCAGCATCACGCTAACCATCAAGTCTGGTCCGATTGACTTCATCGGTGACTTTAATCAGGACCGTTCGGGCCGCCCCGACATTCCGAAGGAAGAGCTCCGAAAGCACTATTCACTTGATATCAATCCCTACTGGTTCCAAGAGCACTACGGTGGTGAGAGTTATCACTTCCTAAAGGAAGTCATCACCGCTCTCAAGTCGGGCGATTGGTACGACAATAGTGACGCTCAGATTGACTACTTCGACACCGCCTACTACTACCACGTTAACGTTGGTAACTGGCAGACGCCCTACACCATCACCAAGTAAGAGGAAACAACACAATGGCTCGTATTCATTCGACTATCACGTTCGACCAGCTCATCGAGGCTGTAGAGTCCGGCGAGGACATGGGGTTCTGTATCGCCTGTGGTGCTGAGCACTACGGGATTGAGCCGGACGCTCGACGCTACGAGTGTGAAGAGTGTGACCTTCCCAAAGTGTACGGGGCTGAGGAGCTCCTGATGGTGCTCCACCCGACCGCTCAAGTCTAACCAAACCAACACGGAGAACAGCATGACCAAGACTATCGAAGAGCGCATCAACGACATCCTCCGCCGTGAGGATCTCTCCTACGAGGAGAAGCGGTCCCTTATCGACGGTGTTCTGGGCCGATAATATGAACACCATCGAAACCGCCATCACGAACTACGCCACGCTTCTCCAGAACACTCTTCGAGAGCGTGACCGACAGATGAATCACAACTTCGATGAGCGTGTAGAGCTCCAACGTGGTTCGAAGTACACGAAGGTCGTTGTCGCTGGTGACAGTAACCGGTCGGTTCACTCCTTCATTGAGAATAAGACGGGCAATCTCTTGAAGGCCGCCAGTTGGAAGGCTCCCGCTAAGGGCGTTCGATTTAACCTTCTCTCTGATATGGACGAGCTCCAGAATCGGATTGACCCCTATGGTTCTTACCTCTACAAGATTACCATCCGATGACCAACGCTGAATACAAGCAGATTATGAAGGAAGCCAAGAAAGAGTTCAACGATTGGCTGAAAGAGAACAAGAAGGAGCGGGCTCGTGTGAAGAAGGCAGCACTCAAGATTCGGAAAGCCACCCTTAAGTCCCGAGGCAAGTAATGGACATCGATGATTTCGACACGCAGGTGCAATGTGAGGAAGTGTATGACAGTTGGTTGAATGAATCGGCAAATGTAATGAATGATGTACGGAACCCAACCCCAGAACCCGCTCGAGAGTATGACCCGGCCGGCGATGGATGGGGTATTGACGATGTAGATCTAATGTTAGGATAATGGTACGACGAGGATTATCCCTAGACCTCGCTAAATATTAGGGGTACACGCACCGTTAGCTCAATGGTAGAGCAAGTGGCTTTTAACCTCTAGGTTCTGGGTTCGAGTCCCAGGCGGTGCACTTCACTTTACATCACTTCTTCCAAAAGGATATATGACCAAGGCTTTTCTTCGTCGCCGTAACGAGTTTGACGCCCAGACCAAGGGTGACCTTCTGTTCCGTGTGTGGCTGGGGGTCGATTTCGTCGAGTCTATTCAGGACGAGACGGAACGTACTAACTTCTTCAAGTGGTACGGCACCCCACCGCGGTTCATCACGGACAGTCTCCGCCAGTGGGGTGGGCTGACGCCGAAGCAGTATGAGTTCGCTCGTCGGAAGTTCACCGAAGCCACGATCTCCGGTCGTCAGCGGTGGGAGGCTCGAGAGAGTCAGAAGCAGCACCTGATCCAGAATAACTACATCTGGACCAAGGAACGCCGGCAGGTCACGCTCGAGATTCTCGCCATCAAGGAGCGGATGTTCGGTCCCAAGATTCTGGGTCAGACGCCCGAAGGGATGAAGCTCTGGGTGAGTCTCCCGAATGGGTCCAACGCTCAGAAGGGCAACACCATCACGATGACGGTCACCATTACCCCATCAGAGGACGATCCGACCTTCGCGTTCGGTTCCCGTCCGAGCAAGTGGGCGGTACGATAAAATGACAATCAACTCCTGGAGGAGCTAGAAGATGTTTAAGATTACCCGTGGTTCGGGGTTTCAGATGACGTTCGGCAATGGTTGGACGGTCAGTGTCCAGTGGGGTGCCTGCACGTATTCGTCCAACTACGGTCAACTGATTGGAACGAAGTGTGAGAAGGCCAATTCCGCTGAGATTGCCGCCTGGGACGCGGCACGGAACTGGTACAAGTTCGAAGATGGTGACACCGTGAAGGGCTACTGCACTACTGGTGATGTGGCAGCCTTTATTACTCTCATCTCCAACATGGAGCCCTAATATGATGCCTGTTCATCGCTTTCAGTATCGCACGGGATACCCCGCACATATGACCGTCCCGCAGTTCGAGAAAGCCTGCGATATCGCTCATCGTTTTAATCTTCCTCATACCATTACCGTCAGCTCCCCGCTGGGCTTTCCCGATGAGTTTCTCATTGACGTTGGCAGTATGGTAATCGCTGTTCTCCCCGATGGTTCAAGTCACTCCTAATACGGTACCCAACATGAATTACGATCTCCTTTGGCAGTTGCGCAATCAGGCCTCCGACGACATCCGCATCAAGATGGATCAGCTCATCAACGAGCGATATATGGAGCTCCTCGAACAGGAAGTGCTGTCACTCCGTGCTACACTCCTCCACACGCCGGCCCCGAAGTCGGACGTTTCCAATCTCCAGACGTTGATTGGCACCCTCCGCAATACCAATCTCTCCCGATTGGACAAGATCAAGATTGTCCGTGCCGCATTCAATCTCGGGCTGGTCGAGGCCCGTAACGCCGTGGACAACGATCCGGGTGAAGATCTTCCCTTTTAATATGACCATGTATATCCGATATAATCCCCGCAGGGGGTTCACGCACCCGCTCGTCACGCTGGTGCGTCTCCTCACCCAACGATACCGCACCACATACGGCCGGTAATCAATCAACCCCATCTGGCACTTCCGCCAGGTGGGGTTTTTTCTTGCCTGCCGGCGGCGTGATAAAACGCTACCCTCGAACGATGATAAAACATATTCCTATATAGTCATATGTGTATAGCCTTTCGTATGTATATCGTCATCGTTTGCGGGCACCCTTACTACCACACATGTATATAATCATCCTTCAGCCATTACACCAGCACGTATACATCACGCACCCCATATGTACCACGCCACACCATACCACAACGATGATAAAACATAGCCCTCTCCGCCCCCACGTTCCCCACACGCCCCACGTTGTGTAGCGTGTGGGACGCCGTGTAACGTGGTGTGGCGTGTGGTGGGCCGGCACGAACAACGGCTCCCAGCGTGTGGAACGTTGGGAACCGCTCGTAGAAGGGGGCGCAGTCGAGCGCCTATAGGGCTAGGCGTCTCTCTAGGAAAAAGTGCTTACTCCGCGATGGGGAGGCTAGTGCCATCGAGGTTTTGACTATGGGTAAGCAAGCGTTCCGTCAGCTGTTGAACCTGCTCCGTCACATAGTCTAATGAGATTGTATGTGATGGGGTATCCGTAGGTTCATCATGGAAAAAGTCATAGAGATCCATGCCTTGCGCTTCTTGATATCGGAGTAGTGTGTGTTCATCCATTCGTGGGGTCCATTAGGGTAAGGGGTCAATCGGGATTATAGAGGGCTTCCAATTCCTCGGGCGTGAGGGTGACATCGGAAGTCGGGAGATCGTCGGAGGGGTCAATCGCATCGGCCGGGATGGGGTCGGTATCATAGTGTCGAGTATATGGTGGGAGATCCGCACGGAGTGAACGTTCCATATATCCCCTGTACACGACACTTGGTGCTCCAGTAGTGAGGAACATACAGTTATAACAGCGGAGTTCCAGGTTGTCCAGTTGCATATGACTACGGTTGCCATCCTTGAATGATAACATCAGGGGGACTTTTCCATCCGTAATGCGGCGTTCGTGGAATCCACAGAGTGCGCAGTGTTCTGATAGTTTCTGTCTGGCGATGAGTCTATTCTTCAGTTTGCTGAGACTATAGGTAGGATGTTTGCCCGACAAGATATCACGGAGCGGGATACTGGTTGGCTTCTTGCCAAACCCTTTATCAATCCCGACGCCCCGCACGTTCAAGTGCCCGGCGAACAACCCGTATAACTCCGCATATTGTTTATAGCGTTTATACGGGACATTGAGATACTTGGCGGCTTGGCTATTACTCTTCGTGTGCCGTTGTGCTTCTTCGATTTCGGCACGGAGAATCGGTTTCGCAGGTGGGCGTCCACCGGTTGGGGCATTGGGATTCTTAATCGTCATAACTGGTTCTTTCCATAGGGTACGATCAAGCGGTATATGAGCAACACGCTTGAAATTCGTGGGGTCAAAAATTTTTTAAAAACGCCTGGTGAATATTGGTGTATACTTGTTTATATATGTATTAAGGTTGCCCGACAAAATACGATCTAATAGTTGAGAGTTGAGGGTGAATGTAGATGTATCGGGATGTTGAGTTGTTCAAGATAGATTCGAAGGTACCCCGTTGGTTGGTGAAGGTTTTCAGCAACACGCACCGGCCAGTAACGACAAGCGTATTCAAATCGTGGATATAGTAGTGAATATTCTCGTATCAAGTCAAACGAACCGACAGCGAGATGGTCATCAAAGTCTTGCTCTTGGTCATATCCAGCTCGAACATTTATCGCGTCTTCGACTATTGATTCATACTCAATATGTCGTGGAACAATATCAGGTCTACCCATCATCACTATATCATAAGTAATATTATGGGTTCGTGCATATAGATTACACAAGTCAAATACCTTCCATCGTTTATACCACATCGAAAGAAAAGCAATCATATGTTCACGATGCATCCCCTTCATACTTTCGACATATGGATCGTATGGAGTCGATAATCGATAATAGGACCATAACGGTTGAATTTGTTCTGCAAACCTTTCATAAAATGTTGGGTAAAACGGTTCTATTTCTACGTCAATGAATCCTCTAGTCTTTAAAAAATCTATACTATATGGGATGGTGTCGTTATAGTTGTAATCGTGGTAGGATTTGTGCGAAGGATCGGTGACCCCTAATTTTTTTCCGGTAAAGTCCCATGTACTCAAAAAAATATCAGTATTTGTATTCGAGGAGATCTTCATCCATTCTATTTGAAACTGTTCGTATTTACGAAGATTACCTGCTAGGCATATTGCTATTCGTTTCATATCGACTTATTAGGTTTGAAAAGTCATATCTATCTAATAATAAATACTAAACCACCATCGATAACTTTCAAAAGATTATCGGTACAAAATGAAAAGGGAGCCCGTTTGATTTCGGGCCCCCTTTCCTTGTATCATTCGTCTGCCGAAGCGATATACGCGAGGGCGAGAACAATGAGTAGTAATGTACCTGCTGCTTGCATTTTATCCTTCCATCATTTCATCGTCGATACAAGTACATTTGGTGTAGGTATCTTCAAGTTCGACCGTATAGAATCGGGTCATGCCATCATAACCGATTTGAATCTCTTTGATATACCCATACTGCCCATTACATTCGGACTCAGCGTGATTGACGATTTGAACGTACTCACCGATATTGTATGTCATTTATATAACCGTTTATATTGTGATTAGCGTTCGTCGTCGTAATCGTAGTCGAGGTATTCATACCGATCCATCTCATCCTCATCGGGAATGATTTCCTCGTAGCGAGCCGTTCGGTTCTTACGTGGCGTCTTACTCATTCCAGAATCCTCACGGTCACGGTGCTTCTTGTCATACTTCCGCTGGTCCTTAAACGTCTTACCCATTGTTCTTTTGGTCCTCTTATATAAAGTTAAAGTGTGTGAACGATTACACGTTCATCGCATAATTAGTGTCGGTCCCGTTGGAAACGTGTTCCCACGGATTGTTCGTACCAGCCGAGACAGCCGGGAGATACTTCTGGACCAGCTGCTTCATATAGGTACGCTCGGAGTCAACACCACCAGCCTCCGAGAAGAACGGATAGATACACACCTCAGCGGCCTCCGCGAGATTGAATCCATCGTACATCAGCCCAGCCATCTCTACCGTCAGACGGCTCGAGATAGACGTAGTGACACGGGCATCATCGGACTTGACCTGCGCTCGAGTATGAGCGGCGATTTCGGCGATTGCCGTGATGTCCTTCTCAGCGAGATTCGGATAGGTCATCGACAGGAGACGAACCTCTTCATCCTTCGACAGCGGTTCCATCTCTACGATAGCCGAGAAACGGTCAAGCATCGCTCGGTCAAGAACGCGAGTGGACGTATACTCCGCACCGATATTCGCCGTAGCGATAAAGGTCACACCCTTGGCAACCTTGATAGTCGGCGTGTCCGGCTTTTCGTCGGTACGCAGGTACCGCTGATTCTCGTCGAGCACGGTGATAAGGATGTTCCACGCGTCCGGCGTGGCTCGGGTCAACTCGTCCATCAGAATGATGGCGTTCTCCTTCTGAATAGCCTGAGCGAAGAGAGCGTCAGCCACATAGGTACCCTTCTCCTTATTGTAATGCGTATTACCGATAAGGGTAGAACGCGGGTCCGTAGTAGCGCCGAGGTTGAAGTAGTAATACGGGCGACCATTGAGTGCCTTAGCGACACTCTGAACAGCGAGAGTCTTACCACAACCCGAAGGGCCGGTCATCATAATGTTCTTACCACGAACAACGGAACGCATCAGATACTTCCACTTCAAGTCGCTGAGGATAAGGTTAGTCGGACGGAGCGAAATACTATCCTTGATATACTGCTCAACATCACCATGCTGCTCATCACTACGGTTATCCACCGCGTCGAGCGGGGCAGCGGTCTTGCTCAGCGAATCATACAGCGACATATCCGCCGAACGCCACTGCTCACCACCCGTCTTGGTATGAACAAGGCGGAGACACACGCCGTCACGATCCATCACACGGATCTTGTTCTTCGGAATACGCTTCGTAACATCACGGCCGTTCTGGTCAATCACCGTACCGGCGTCAGTCAGACGAACCACAATCTGCTCAACCGACTTCTTTACCACATTCTTCGAAACCTTCCGAACCATCTTACGCTTAGCCACGTTTATACTCTCCAAAATGAAATAGGGAAATTGGTACTTCTCGAACCTTCTATAAATCTAACAGACTTTCTATGGGGTGTCAAGGGACGTAAGGCTTTGACCTGTAATGCCTTACGTCCCTCTGACCTTTACACACCCCGATTGGTCAGTGCTTTGTTGAGGGTACGGATTACGTCAGAAGCGTTTTCGACGTTGACCGCCACTGCATCCTCACCATACATCCGGCGGAACACATCCATAGAACGTGTCATACCATAACTGGATTCGGTAATGAAATACGACAATACCTTGATGCCGTGGTCCTTCATATTCTGAACCATCTGGCGAGTGTGCTTGAATGCCATCTCACCCTGATAACTACACACCGTAGCATCGTCACCCCAATACGTCCGGCGACCACGCTTCTTCTTCAACATAGAGCGAAGGTCCAGAGAGAAACCCGGCTCACCATCAGAGAAATTGATGAAGTACACATCGTGAGTAGAAGCACATTCCGTAATCAGTTCCATCGTCGCCTTGAAACACAGACCCTCGGGAGTCGAACCAGCGGGTGACAAACGAGGAGCCCACTTGAGCCACGAAGTGAACTGGTCCTTACGACTATCGAACACAACACACACCACGGGAATATCGTTACCACCGCGAATCGTAATCACCGTATCAATATTGCGCATCTTGTTACCAACATACGCAAGAGCGGTAGCGACCGTCAATACCTTCTCCCACTTTCGGCCACTCATTGAACCCGAAGCGTCAAGCGTCAAGTGCAACATCGCCGGCTTGAAGGTATCGATGCGTGACTTCTGGAACACGCTGGTAATATCCATACCCAGCTGAGCCAACAGTCGGCGGTCAAGACCACCGTGCTGAAGGCGAGTGTTCTTCGTCATCACGGGGTCATTTCGAACCTGGAGACGATGTACCATAATCTGACCCATGCGCTTACCGGCGGCAATAGCCTTCTTACGAAGATCGTTCTCACGGCTACCATCCCACGATGACCAACTACGGAAGATGAACCAGTCCTGCGTAAACATAGCCTCTGACATCTTTCGCGTCACCATACACTCACCGCCGGGAATACCATCACCCTTAAGGTCAACCATCTTAGCCTGCGCATTCTCCAGTGCATCAGCGGCGAGAAGTTCCGCCTTCTTAGCCTTCCGCTTCTTCAGCTCACCATTGACAACATCCTTGGCCTTCTCGACCTGTGACTTACCACGCTTGTCGTTGAAGTTACGGGGCTTCTCCTTACCAGCCTTCGTCTTATCAGCCTCTTCGACTTCCGTAGGAACCATCTGACCCCGAGGAATGTCCAGATTCGGAAGATTGTTAGTAGAATCAATCACAGACTGTGCCGAAGGAAATCCATCCATCGGCTGATTGTTATAGGTAGGAACGCCTTCATTGCCCTTATTCGCATCTTCCATACTACGAGCGACGAAACGAAGAATGTAAGCGTAAAGTTCGTTGGCCGTCTGCCAAATAGCAGGCATGTGGTCATACGAAATAATATCCTTCCACACCTTATCGGTCGGAGCGATACGCTCAATGTTTCGAAGGTCCATCATCTTGATAAGAGTATCCAAGCCGGGAAGCGCAGTCGGATTCGATGCCGGGTGAATAACAAACAATAGACGATTGATGTAGTTCTCAACAGTCAGTTCACGCCAGCTCGGATTCCAGCGAAGATTACGTTCAATCTCCGTAGTAAAAAAGTACCTTTCATACAGGCTATCGTAGTAAGGACGATATCCACCGCAATTCTGATACACATACTTGTCGATACGACGATCTTCAAGGATGTTCATAATCATCTGCAGGTCGTGAACATACTGACGAGCAACACGTGCATACAATGTCACATTGTCCGAATGACGGGCATTGGTCATCGCAGGTGGGAGTAGTGCCGCAAGAGACGGATGGAGAATCTTCTTAAGGACAGTACTCACTTCAATTTGTTCATCATAGCCGTGATTCTGCTGTGGGAGAACGCGATTGCCCCATCGGGTATCGATACCCCAATCGGTGTCAATCTGCTTGGCAACTTCAGCTACAGCGGAAACAAATTCAAAGTCGCTCAGAAGAACGTGACTACCTTCGTGGAGAGCGAGGCCGACCATAGAATCGAAATGATTGGGATTGTCGTCAGCGGCGATGATAACTTCCTTACCATCGGTGTAACTATCCTTGCCCGACGAATACCGAACCGGAATATCATTACGACCTGTCAGAATGTTGACAAAGTTCGCAGTGGCACGACGAGCGGCACTGAGCCGAGCGACCCGTGCCAGATTGGCAATTTCCTCTGTCTCCTCGACACCATCCTGCAGTTCGTTCTCATCGTCGAAGAGGTCAGAGTCCAGCCAGTAGTTAGAATGAGAGGTGTTTTTCGTCATAGTCCTATATGAAGGGGTTTTGGGGATACGTTGAAATGTACCTACAAACTACCCCAAAGTCAAGGGAGCGTAAGGCTTTGTCCTGTAATGCCTTACGCTCCCTTCCCTACGCATTTAGTCTCTGATTTCCGTCTGTATTAGTACTATTCGACGTTTATTATAACGTATTAATGTATTATATAGTATTATTATAATAGATGATACTACTGTGATAAATAGTATTACACCTGCTATAATACAGAATATCGTCCAGAGTAATATACGTTTAAGTAGTTCAATCATACTTTCCTATGTAATGGCTTCCATACTCTCATACCATCATATACTTCCGACACATAGAAATCGTTGAAATACACAGGCGCCTCGACCTTTAAAATTTCAAGAATCTTTTCAGCCAACCGTCGAATCTCTGGTTCGGCGTGTTTATCAGAACGTGATTCGATGAACCAACGCCACGCTCTAACATTACCAGTATAAGTAATACGCGTTTCAAGTGCATGTGGTAAAAGATTACGAGCTTTTCCTCGGGCCCACTTGCGCAAATCGAATCCCGTCAACATCAGCGGATTCATATGCATGAGCCAATTCACATCACGTTGGTATGCATCGATACCCATTTGCAGTGATGCTAGATGCGAGGCGATAAAATTCAATTCATCTAACTTAAAATCTTCTGTAATGTCATCCTTGTTCGGGTCAACCAACCACGGTTCATACTTTTGATATAGCTTCGCATAAAATGGCTCTAATACAATTGCTGCATCTTCTTCAGCTGTATATCTGGTAGAACGTTGGGACACTGCTAACTGGCGATGCCGATTGCTTTCAAGTGAAAGTCCACGGGTGATTCCTTCCACAAACAAAGTAAATGTCACGTGCTCCAGTACAGAACCGTGCTGATGTTCGAGGATTGCTTCTTGATTTTTAATGTTTGCCCTACCATCAGCACCGAAACTATCATAACATCCCTTTGCTGCGAATGCACCAATCTTGACAGCATCGTTGCCGTCAGATGGAATATCATAGTCTGGGTGTCCGAGAAATACTTGTTTAGCAATTAGTGTAACTTTTGGTTCTGTAATAATACGCATTATAACTCCGTTTAGTCTTGAAAGATAACAATACTATGTAATCTACTCACATCATTCACATTTGTCAATCACTCGTTGAATTATATCCCGTGTATCATATTCAGGCGTATATCCAAGTGATTGCAATTTACTATTGTCCATATACATCGATTTTACTTGTACGATTTTATGAAAGTTGGGTGCATCTACATATGTAATCTCGCTCGTTGAACCTAGCATTCTACGTGCGTCCATAACAATATCATATAGTGAAACAGCTTTACCGTTTCCTATATTGTAGATCTCATTCACTTCACCCCTTGTCAATACCATATCAATAGCTCGGACACAATCATCTAAATCAATAATGTCTCTATACAACTGTCCACCATCATATAAAGGTACTGGTTCATTTTTGTGTAAAGACTTTATCATATGTACGATTGCATTTTTCTTTGTAGATGCTTTTCTATCTGACAGTCCTACTACGTTTGCCAATCGAAGTATACGATATTTTATCCCAAACGTTTGACAATACGATATGAGCATCTGTTCCGCTGTACGTTTCGTGATTGAATAGAACCCCTTCGGATTACAATAAGACGTTTCTTTTGCCGGTAAATCCGTGTCTCCGTATACGAACCACGACGATATGAAATTGAATACGGTATTTTCTCTATCTTGTATGTTTTGAAGTACGGTGATCAACGTAGTTAGATTCGTGTTTATATCAATAAACGGGTCATAGAATACATTGTAGTTATCTACCGTAGAAATGAAATACAGAATGTTGTTTGTTTTCGGTGAATAATCGTTTCGTTGGTTTACAACACAATTCGGATATAGTTCAACATAACGTGAACCGACAAATCCCTTCCCACCAAAAACGTTTATTGATTCCATTTCGCACACACTTCATCAATATAGTTCAATACTTCTTCCGTATAATGTGGTGGACATCCCAAAAAGAACACGTTACTCAATGCTAGATTGGCAAGGGGATACTCCTTGTAATTACCCAAGTGTGAATACCCTGGGTGTAGTAAGATGTTACCAGCGAAATAGTTTCGAGTCTGGATTTTGTTATCCTCGAAGTGCTGTTGGAGTTTCGTTTTCATTTGCGAATCTTCAACATAAATCGGAACACCAAACCACGAAGTTTCGGCGAGTTCACTTTCTTCAACCACACGGACGCCCTTGATGTGTTTCATAATACTTTCGTGAATACGTTGCTTACTGTTTCGACGCCCACTATGAATCGTATCAAACTTTTCTAACTGTGCCATACCGATTGCGCCTTGAAGGTCAAGCGGCTTGAGATTGTATCCCATCTGTGTGAATACATACTTGTGGTCCACGACGCCATTATATCCTTCGAGCCACGTATCAAATCGTTTCCCACACGTTCCGCATGCAAGAAGGTTTGCTGCTCCGACACAATAACAATCACGGCCCCACCACGAAATACTTCGAGCAAGGTCAATCAATTTTTCATCATTAGAACACACCATACCACCTTCACCTGTCGTAATATGATGTGCTGGATAGAACGAACACGACCACGCGTAGTAGTATTCGTTGATAAGTTTATCGTTCCAATGTGAACCCAGACTATCGCAATTGTCCCCGAGTAGAATCAGGTTGTGTGATTCACAGATACCTTTCAGTATATCCATATTAGGCGGATTACCGAGTACGGGAGAAACGAAAATGGCTTTGGTGCGTGGAGTAATCTTTTTGACAATCTCCATCAAATCAAAGTTTAGCGTATCTATTTCGATATCGACGAATACCGGCTTCAATCCATTCTGAACGAGCGGGGCTATCGTCGTAGGGAATCCAACGGGTGACACAATAACCTCATCACCATCTTCCCAACCTAAATACTTCTTGACTGCAGCAACTAGTACAAGATTTGCCGAAGAGCCAGAATTTACCATATGGGCAAACCTTACCTTGAATAATTCAGCAAATCGTACTTGAAACTTGTTGACGTATTCACCAGACACTAACCACTTCCCCGTAAGGAATGCAGTCAATGCCATACGGATTTCATTGTCATCAAAGAATGGACCAGAATAATAGACGGGTGATTTACCCGGCACAAAGTCCTTACTATTATACGCCCACTTCGGTTGGACTGCTTTTGTCAATTCATCTATAAGCAGCTCTATACGTTTATCGTCTGTCATAATTCCTCTCTATCTAAAACCGTTTTGAGATACTTCCCATATTCTGTCTTACTGCATAGTTCAATAAATGGCGTGACACCTTCTCTTGTTACCCATTTCTTTGTAATTGCAATTTCGTGCGGACTACCAACAAGATAGTTTTGATGTTTCTGTACATTGTGAATGAAATTTGCTGCTTCTAACATTGCTTCAGCATTTCCCGTATCAAACCACACCATACCTCTCGACAATTGTACAGCTTCCATCTCTCCTCTATCAAGATAATACTTGTTTAAATCGGTGATTTCAAGTTCACCACGTTTGGACGGTGACAACATCGTAGTATAAAGATACACGCTTGTGGGATAAAAGTAAAGGCCGGTAACTGCTAAATTACTTTTTGGTTTTGTAGGCTTTTCTTCAATCGATATAACTTTATTATTCATTACTTCAGCAACACCAAACAACTCTGGATCTCTGACAGGGTATAGGAACACTTCTGCTTTCTTTCTGATTCCTTCTTTATTCACCTCATCTAACAATCCCCGCAATCCAGAACCATAAAAAATATTATCTCCAAGAATTAATGCATGTGCATCATATTCGAAAATTTCATTTTGAATAGTATTGTGTACGATATTGAATGCATCAGCTATACCGAGAGGAACTGGTTGTACTAGACATCGTACAGAAATTCCTAACTCTTCTTTTGCGTTAGCAAACAACTTATTGAAACTATCTAATTCGCCTGGAGAGCTGATGATTATAAAATCTCGAACACCTGCCAACATCAATGTCGAGAGTGGATAATAGATAAGGGGTTTATCGTATACCGGAAGTAGTTGTTTGGTGGCAACTAACGTAGAAGGATACAAACGTGTTGACTTTCCACCAGCTAATATTATACCGAGAGTTCGCATTGTTCCATCCAAGTAACATTTGAAAGATACCATTCGACAGTTTTATATAACCCTTCCTCGAATGACACGGAAGGTTTCCATCCTAATTCTTTTTCTATCTTTTCTATGGACATCGCATATCTAAAGTCATGTCCCTTTCTATCCTCGACATATTCAATCAAGGATTCATCTCTGTTCATTATATGAAGAATCAATTTGACTACATCGATGTTTGCCCGTTCAGAATTGCCACCAATGTTGTATACCGAACCAATCTTCCCATCCAACAATACACGATATAGAGCTCTACAATGATCATCAACGTGTAACCAATCTCGTATATTCATTCCCGTGCCATACACCGGAATACGTTCATTCTTCATTGCCTTTCGAATCACAGTCGGTATCAGCTTCTCTGGATATTGTCGTGGTCCATAGTTGTTGGTGCAATGGGTGATGATAGCTGGTAGATTGAATGTCTTGTTGAATGCTCTGACTAAATGATCCCCACCTGCTTTCGTAGCGGAGTATGGACTATTCGGTGCGTATGGTGTGGATTCTGTAAACGGAGGGTCATCAGTTGATAAATGTCCGTACACTTCATCGGTTGAGATATGAATGAATCTAAACCGTGCTCCAGTTTCGTTATATCGTCGAAGAGCACAGAGGAAGTTATAAGTGCCCATCAGATTCGTTTTGACAAACGCATCGGGGTCAGCGATGGAACGATCAACGTGTGTTTCAGCAGCAAAGTTGATGATGAAATCTGGTTTATGGTTCAATATAATCGTATCGATGATAACTGGGTCACCGATGTCTGCTTGATAGAAGAGATACCGTGAACTCTTTGGATGAGAGGTCACGCCTGCGTATGTCAACGCATCGACATTGATAATATAATAATCAGTATGTGTCAGTAGAAACTCTATGAAGTTGCTACCGATAAACCCACAACCACCCGTAACTAGTATTTTCATAAATTATTGATATACTCCCGTAACCTATCGTTTGGTACCCAACCTAGTCTATCTACTGCATCATTATTCTCTCGACGCGTTTCCTTATAGTTTCCTTGTTGGTCTGGAAGTCTTATGAATCCGACTTTGAATTTATCGCGGAACATATGATACACTTCATTTAGTGAATAGTTATTTCCCGTTCCAAGTTCCCACGCATCGTGGTGACGTTCATTTGATTGTCCGATTCGAATCAATCCATCTACTATATCGTCAATATGTGTGAAATCTCTACGTTGTTCCCCGTCTCCGACAATAGTAATTAATTCACCTCGTTCTACTTGTCCTCTCCATTTACCAATAACTGCCGCCCAATCACCTTCTGTAATCTCACGCGGTCCATACACATTGTAGAATCTGGTTATTTCTATTTCCATATTATAGATTGTACGATACGTCTTACACAACTCCTCACCCATATGTTTAGATAAAGCATATGGAGATATAAACGGGTTGTGCCATCTGGACGAAGAGCCGGCATATATCACCTTTATATTTCTAGAACGTGCCCATTCTAATACGGAAAGAGTACCATTTGTATTTACTTCGACAGTTTCAGTTGGATTTTCAAACGATGGTTGTATTCTAGATAATGCCGCTAGATGATACACTACGTCTATATCATATGGTTGTAACGCCGTAAATAAATCATCCCGTACATCAAACTGTAGGTATGTCGCACCGTCGTGTTCATTTTCAACCGTACCAACTTCGTAATTGTCTACTGATATTACTTGACATCCTTCGTTCAATAATCTACGAATTAAGTTAGTACCGACAAAACCAACACCGCCCGTAACCAATACACTTTTCATAACTACTCCTCAATAACCATCACCATAGATAGAGAACTGCTTCGGCGGAATAACTGGATCCGCTTCTTCCACTACTTTAAATATCGTACCTTGAGCGGCATCGATATAATACTGACGATTGCCCGTCTTTTGAAAATAATGTTCTAATGATTCTGTGAGACTTGGAAACACCCGCGTTCCAATCGGTTGTTCACGATCATCTAACTCCATCCATCTATCACCAGGCGGGACTCGTTTAAATATTGGTTTTTTTACTTCCATAACTTATCCTAGAATATCTCTGTTAGCTTGTTGTAGTAATTTAGCGAAGTCATCGTGTACTGCCATAATTAATTTCCACGTTGAACCATATGCAATACCGTCCGGTCTGGATACAATTTCTGCTATAGGTATTGCCGATCCTCCTGTCTTTGCTTGATACACAATAGACGGAGGAGGTGGTTCATCACGAATAGTTAATTTCTGTTCAATCTCGTCGAAATTATCTGTACCGAATACTTTCTTCAGAATAGTTCTGTCTGCGATAGTATCACCTAGTGCCATACTTTCTTCACCCTCGAATAAAGCACGCAGAGGAAATGCATCACGAATAGACTTTAAAAGTCCAGTACGCGCTTGTTTATCTGTCAATAAGAAGTCACGAACTGCTCTAGAATGTTTATGTGAGTTAGCCACTAGCTTGTCAGCATATCTACCACTTTCTGTATTCTTACCGATACCACGCATGATTGACAACATAGTTTTGTTCTGGTCGGCAGTGTTTCCACCAACGACACTTGTAAGCGCCGCTTTAAATTCATCACCATTCTTAAATGATTGTTTGGACAACTTATTCAGACGGTCTGCTATTTGTTTAGCATATGCTTCTTTTTGATTTAGACTTTTCGCAATCTCTGCTGCGATTGTGGCTTTTTCTTTTACACTAGCCTTTGCCCACCTACCCATAAAGGATTTAACTTCCTTCATAGCACCTTGGTCATTTAGAAAATCATCGTACAACTTTTGTTGTCTTTGAATTGCCTTTTCAACCTTTACATCATCTGGAACATCTGCGTTATACTTTTTAACCATCTCATCACGTTGCTTAACCAAAACAGCACGTTCACGTTTGTTTTGTGCAGTTGGTTCTCTGCCAAGAGCATCTATACGAGCGTTCAAATCTTCGTAAACTTCAATATCTTCTTGACTCGCTCTACCATATACCATAATGTCGGCAACGCGACCCGAAGTTGCATTAAGAAGATTTGCTCTCAATTCCTTTTTCAAAGAAATTTCGTCAAGAACTGTCTTTCCCCCAACTTTTACTTTTGCGTATACGTCTGTAGAGAATCCCTTATTATTTTTATAGTCTGCTAAACCGAGTCCTTCGACCTCATCCTTAATGTCCCAGGCCATATTATCTAATTCCCAATTGCCCTTCCCATATTTTTGATCATATCTCTTGAACATTGCAGTTCTTACTCGTTGAGCCGACTTGACCCAGGCCGAATCGATGATACTTTCCTTTCCTTTTTCCATTGCCTTAACGTGAGATGAAACCAACTGAAAAAATTCCGTAGCTTTCTTTTCATCTTTAATAGTCAATGCCATCATAGTCAACAATTCACCCGTAGTCGATGATAATGTACCTGCTCCAGAAGCATCAGTAAAATCCGTGATGGTAAGCGCACCAGGCTTCGTACTTAATAGTCTGGATAGTACTTTGACATACTTACGAGGGAACCGCGTTTTTCCGTTTTTATCTAAAAAGAATGCTTCTATTTCTTGCGGTTTAATTGATTTACTTGTAGGTTTTACTTTTGGATTCTTTCTGAAATCCGCATCACTTACGCCGTCTTTAGCAAATCTACTATCGGTATTGAACTGTTCTGTAGTTTTTACTTTCTGATCCAAATCCTTTTTCTTTGGAGTACCACGACGCTTTTTTGGTTCAGCGGATGTTGATGTTTTCGATGGTTGTTCTGCTGGTTTAACTTTGGCAGCCTTTGCTGTGGTTTTTTTCGGTGCCTTTGCTTGTCGTGACTTAAGTAATGCCTGATATTGATTCCACGCTGGATGTTTTTCACCCTTGGTTCGAATGGTTTTTACGGTTGCCTCACCTTCCTTCCCCTTGGCATCCTTATATTTAATAATTTGTTTATCGAGTTCTTCATCTTCATTTAGGATTGATGCAAAAAACTCCACAAGTAATTCTTTCATATGTTATCTCTAGCTATTGGACTTATATAAATATTACCACAAACTCACTTTGCCCACTTTCTACGAGTAACTAACTGGCAAATAATACCGTAAACCGACAAGTCTTGGAACGTATCATCTACGCTTTCACCAACAGCATCCGGCTTACCCAACACAACCATTTGCTTTAATCGTTGAATCTTATCATTCATACGGAACCAGAGTCCAGTTAAAGACAATTTAATATCATCTTCAGTCTGTAACGAAGTACCTACTGAAATGTTGGATGGTCCGTAGTTTAATTGCTTGGAACAAAATGTGTCGTACTGTTCCATACAAATCTTTAAGAACTCCGCAGTCATTCCCGGATATTCGTTCTCAATCTGCTCTATTGCTGCGTTGTTTCGTGCTTCAAATTCTACTGTAATAACCTTTTTCATATACACCTCTTATTATGTTGATATTGGCCGAACGCCACAAATCATTCCGTATTCATCAAACATCGGCAATCCGCCCCATTTCTTGATGAATAGTCCAGCGTTTCTATTTTCAAATGCTAATAATCTATTAGAACGAGTCATTACATCATTTGGAAAATTACTATTAAAACTTCTACTAGCAAAATGATACACCATAGACGAACCCGTGAGTACAAATTTAAACCCTTTATGTCGCATTGTCAAGAACAAATCGTGGTCCTCAAACGCAGCAGGATTATACTGTGGATCGTTTCCACCTGATTCATCCCAATCTGACTTGCGGATCATAAATGAACACCCCCATGCCAAAGGAATTTCATACTCTTCGTTTTCTTTGGTAAACTCGGTTGCCCATTCATCAAATACGTCCTGTCGGAAATCGTGGTGAAACGCACCAAATTCATTATTAGGAGTTATGATAACTCCAGGTCGAGATGATGTACCAACAAAGACGTTTGGTTCTACACGATGTGATGTTACAACCAATTTTTCATTTGGATACTTATCAAATAGTTTCAAGAGTGCTAAATCTTGATCAGGAGCAACGTACATATCGGCGTGTAAGAAATGTATAAATTCAGTTTCTACAACCTTTGCCATTTCATTCATACCATAACCGATACCACAGGTGTCATCTGGACAATCGATAATGATAGGCTGGATGTTCAGTCTTTCCTTATTCTCTTCTAGCCATTCGTTTGTACCATCCGTACAATTTTCTGCTGCTACAATAATCTTCGTATCTTTGAAGTGATGATTCTTCTTGATAGATTCAATCGCCAACTTTAGATATGGTAGATTGTTATTTGATCCTATGCATGTTGTAATCATAAACTAATTCCTTTGTAAATCCATTACAAACTTGGTGAATATTTCTAACGACTCTTGTGCGTATTTCTTGTACACATCATCATGTCGAGTTGACGATGTGTTTGTTCTTTTATTAGGATGACCGTAGTTGTGTCCTTTTATTCTTGTACTCACAAGATATTGTGGCCATCCTTTTGATTCAAAGAATCTCTCGGCACTAGTATCATCATATATGAAATGTAAATTTTCTGGTATGAACTTTTCGTTTATACCGCCCGACAATGCGAGTAACGAACCATCAAACTTACAAACTGGAAGCTGTATGATTTCTATATCATATTGATTGTTGAACGTATTAAGTTGCTCTAGATTGATGATATCAGAAGAATTGAGAGGATACGGGGCAGTGTATATCTGTTCCCGTGTTCTCTGATATTTCACAATGTCTTTGTGCTCCACAACATCCCACGTGCTATCCCACATCTTCCTAGAAGATAGTGTAAGAGCGTGAGGATTCTTGAAGTCAACTTCCGATAGTATGTAAAAATAATCTTCAGGCATCAAACAGTCTGATTCACCCCACACAGTATACTTTGCGTTAGGGTCATATACATCTCTACGCCAATCAGTTGCATTATAGAACCCATCATCGTTTGTTTTATATATCAGTTCCGCATCTTTTAATAGATTGTGATGTAGAAACATATTAAACATTTCTTCTGGTTCGCCCATTTCGGGAGATTCTATAAACGTTTGTGCGTTTAAACAAAACTGAAGCTTAACCGGCAACTTGCTATGTTTTAGTGCACGTTCTACAGAAGTAAGCGTTTCATATATCATACGAGACTCATACCACATAATATGCATTTGAAACAATATGTGTGACATACTATACCTCGTTACTCCAATCTACCAGAGGTGCTGCCCAATAAGGTTCACAGTGCGTATTTCTCGAAGGTATCGGTGTTGCTAATGCTCTTCCTCTTTTCAACAAATCCGTAAATGTTGCGAAATCATTTGACAATCCGTGTTGCGAGTGTCCTATGAAAACATCTGCGTCTTGTCTAATTGTACCAACTAATGTAGCAAATGTATATGTTGTACTGTTGGTAAGTTTCCAGTGCGAACTTTTAGTTAAGAATACTTTTGTTATTTCCGAACCATCTTTTTCTATGAGAGGATTTGCTCCTTGTTCTGGTAACAAATACTTGTCAATGTGGTCATATAAAGATACATAATGCGCTCGAGTCAATCCTTCTAACAAAATCTTTCTAGAATCTTCTCTGTGAATGTAATCATCTTCTACAAAGTATACTACCTCGTCATCCGATAGAGTCAGTACTTCATTTAGAATAGCTTTAAATCCAGCAGCGTTTCCTAGTGCGGTTCTCCTTAACTCACAACCAAACGATTTAAGCCAGTCAAAAAATTCATCAGAGACATTATCAGCCCAGATAATAGTTTCCTCTTTTGGAAAATGCCGTAGAAAATTGTTCAAGCAGTTTTCTTTTGTTGCAAAAGGAAATCTTTGTTTATTGTTTGAATGTTCGGAAATTCTGTAGAAGTTTCTCATATACTACCCGTGTATTGATAGGTCATTCCAAAATGTCGCATCCGTTCCAGATCATTCATTCTATTAATTTTACCAAAGAAACCATACATTCCAGACTCCGCGTTTCTTGCATAATCGGACATAGTAAGATTTGCTTTATTATCTTTCACGGTTTGTGCTGAAAAATGTATTAGGCTTAACGTATCCGTCACACCAGTTTTCCATCCTTTATCTTCACACACAACGCCTGTGTATATATCCAAACCCCATCCGTATACTAAATCCATATCATATTGTCCAATAGTATCCAGTACATCACGGCGTATTAATGGACACATGAAGTCTACCCATTTCACCGTTCTGGTTTTAGAAGCACCCCAATTGTGCATTTGCTTCCAGAAACATTGTCCTTCTTCTGGTTGTGTGACGGAAGATGCTACTACTGCATAATCTTCATCAAACATTATACTACGCAACTTTGAGATATAATTGTATCCGTGTAAGATAATATCATTACTCATAAACAACATAGAATCATACTGCTCGTTTTGTTGCATTAACTGCATGGCTAGATTAAATCCACCACCAAAATAACAATTTGTTTCCGACTGATACATGGTGTATTGCGATACTTCGGATGTATCGGTACTACCATTATCTAGAACTACCACATCATATTGATCTTTAGCATATGGTGCAACCATTCTATAAACACGATCGGTATATTCACGTCTATTGTGATTTAAAATAACCGCTAATGTTTTACCCATCAATCACCTCATGCCATTTACCAACAGGACAATACGTTTTCTTGAACATAGATTTCGTATTCATAAAGCACCCACACTGCGAACAACGTTCGGACCTATTATCAAAAAACTCACAACTATGACATTCTTTGAGTCGGTCATTACGAATATCTTCAGTTACAAATGCACCTTCTCCAGCCATAACGCCACCGACTATATCTTTAGCACTACTTAAAAATCCTTTTAATTGATTATAAGCTGATGGCATGTTCTTGGGTGGTTCGACTTCATCATTACACTCCGGTTCTGCACATACGCCAAACGGGTCTTTAGTCATACATTATTCCTCATACATTTTGTACTTTTTAATTTCTTCCTTCTTCTCTTCCTTCTTTACTTTCGGTGTTGGTTTTGGTTTTACCGGCGGTAGTGTGAGATACACCTTACGAATGTTGGAAATTTTATCTATAGTATATGTACGATACGGTCGATCCTTGACGTATCTACTTTCTTTATACTCTGCTAAAATCTTCTTCTCATCATTATTGTCGCCAATCAATCGCAACAATTGTTGAAGAGTTTGTGTAGCAATGTTCCGTAATCTTAACGCATGTAACTTTCCATTCCATTCAGGATTTAAAACAATTGCGTGTTTCTGTTTACCATCGTAAATAAATTCTACAACAGAACCGACTTCCACTTCTGAAATCGATGCTACAGGTTCTACTATATACGTTTCTGGATTGGAATCTATATATCTCATGCATCACTCTTCAAAGACGGTAATTCAACTTTCTTTAATTTAGGTAACACTACAGCCACTTGTTTCGGGAATTCCGGTACATACTTATCCAACAATTCAAACGTTTTCTTTTGTATATTCTCATACGAAAATTGCTTTCTATTTTTAACAGCCAAATCGTATGCTCTATCTTTAAATTGTTTGTAATCCATAAATACCGCTGCTATTCCGTTAGCAGTTTGATTCGGGTCTGGTGCAAACCAACTTGCTTCCTTCATAATTACGTTTTCCCATGCCGCAGTTGGATGAACATTCTTCAACTCACCACCAATTAACAAAGCGGTTTCCTTATCAAGAAAATCCAAATGTCCGCTCCAACCAGAAGCAATAACAGGCTTCCCACTCACAGATGCTTCTAGTAAAGGTCTACCAAAACCTTCACCCTTTGTCAAACTGATATGTGCCTTTACCTTCGGGTGATTGTATATAGTATTCATTTCTTTTTCTGTTAACTCTCCGTGGAGCAGATAGATGTTTGGTAATGACTGTCCATGCTCCAACGTAACCGTAGAACGTATCTGTTCTATACGATTCAATATTTCTTCTCGGTCTAGAATAGAGAATCCCGCATTACTTGTCTTAAGAATAAGTGCTGGTGGATTTTTTGTCTGTATCTGTTTAAACGTTTCTAAAAACATTTTAACAAGGAACCCAACATTCTTTCGATCCTCCCCAAGAGCACCTTGTAACCAATGTCCCACAAATAGATAACAGAATGATTCTGGGATAGCGTCTAGTGCTTTTACCATAGATGGTTCAGTCGGAGCGTTCTTTCCAAATATTGTCGTATCAATACAATTATGCAGAACTTCGATAGGTTTAGTCAGCTCTAACAATCCTTCCGTTCCGTCTGGATTCTTAAATCCATACTTACTGTTTTCAAATATACGCTTCGAGTGTTCAGAGATTGTAAACACCACATCCATCTCATTACATCCCTTTACCCACGGTGGAGAGACTGCGGTTGTTTCTATACCTGCAGTGATACCGATATTATACTTTCCAATACGTTGAAATTCGTTCGGTACGGAAACTACAACGAATAATTCTGGTTGCTTGTTTACTGTACTAGTTAGAATTCTATCCAAAATCATTTTATCTTTTGGATTGTTTTCATCCAACGCGTTCATTGGAGTATCACCCCACGGTACACTATGAACGCGTACATCGTACTTATCATATTCTATTAAGTGACGAATGATATCACGGCTCATATCACCGTATCCTGAACGTGTGGCACATGGTGCTCGAACAATACACAACGGTTTAATTTCTTGTGACATATTTTACTCCGTTAACATTGAATTGACAAGGGAATTTAAATCATGCTTTGGCTCCCATCCTAAAACTTGACGGGCTTTGTTTGAATCACCTTTTAAGTGATGAACATCTTCCGGCCGCATGAACTTTTGATCAACTTCTACCCACTCACGCCAATCTCTATCACCAAACGCAGCAGTTAAAAAGTCTTTAATGCTATAAGTCATACCCGTTGCGAGTACATAATCATCTGGTGTATTATGCTGTAACATCAACCACATGCCATGCACATAATCTTCGGCGTGTCCCCAATCACGACGAGCATCCAAATTACCCAACTTTAATTTCTTCTTGGTGTAATGGTTCCAATTCAATTCTTTCATTGCCTTTACGAAATTAGTAATCTTTTTGGTAACGAATAGATCTCCACGCATTGGTGATTCGTGATTAAACAGGATACCAGCACATGCAAACATTCCATATTGTACTCTATACACGTTTACCATTTGGTGAGCATATAACTTTGCTACACCATACGGACTTACTGGACGCATCGTAGTAGTTTCACGTTGAAACCCGTCGAGGTCAACGCTGTTACCGTACATTTCAGACGTTGATGCTTGATAGAATCGTGCGTATGGAGTAATACGACGAACTGCATCTAACAACTGTGCAACTCCGATAGCATTTGCTTGCGCAGTGTATACTGGAGAGTCGAAACTTACTTTAACGTGAGATTGTGCCGCCAGATTATAAATTTCCGTTGGCTTTACTCTATGAACTATTGCTTCCATAGAAGATGCATCAGTCAAATCACCGTAATCAAAACTTACCATCGATTCGAATTCTTTGACTGTACCCAATTCATTCTCTACTCGGTTGTGTCTACGAATGACACCGAACACTTCATAGTCTTTTTCTAAAAGTAACTTGGTAAGATAGTGACCATCTTGGCCAGTAATACCAGTAATCAATGCTCTACGCTTCATCATGCCCTCACCAAAGTATAACGTTCCCGTGGAGTCCAATTCTCCAATAGGGTATTAATGTGTTCAATAAATAGCTCTCCCATCTTTTCAGCGGTAAACATTCCCGGCCCCATTGCATATTCACGACCAAGCATTCCACGGCGTTTCCGTTCTTCACGACCCATCTTATATAACTCCAACAATCTATCTCCAGCCTCTTCCCACGAACAACGGTCGTCAAAAATATATGGAGTCAACGGAGAACCTTGTAGTGACCGTGAGGTTGGGAAGCACGGGAATGCCCATTCACCATGTCTATTATAGCGACCATCGTGGTTACTACCCCATTCGTAGGTGAAATGCTTTTCTGGATCGAGATAGTTTCCTTCTTCGTCCATAAATCCACATTGGTCTTGTAATCCACCTGTGACGTTTACAACGATAGGTGTACCCGCTAACATACTTTCACACGTTCCCAATCCAAATCCTTCATTACTAGCGAGATTGATAGTAACGTCAGCAATATTATACATCGCATTGAGGACCAACGCATCAACTCTTGTGTTAGAGAATACTGCTTTGATATCGGGTGTAACATCACGAATAACTGCTGGGAGGTCCGTACCGTTTTCGTCAACGGGTTGTGTATGTAATACGATACGACACTTTTCTTGTTCTTCTTTTGTCAACTGTTTTAAGAAATGGTTATACGCAAGTAGTACATCCGAAGTCATCTTACGACGAAGATTGCGTGCATTATAGAACACTACGAAATCTACATCCTCACCACGGAACAATTCATTTTTTGTATTGGTCAATAATTCTTGACCCACGGTGTCATCGTTCTGAATTGGATAGTATTTCTTTTTATGATCAATTCCATGTGGAAGATATGTCAACGACCACGGCTTTCTCGGTTCTTTACGAGATACGTGTTTAACAATATTGTATGTTTGCTTACTGATACAGAAGATTCCGTCATCTGATCTATAAAAGTTTTCGTTGTAATATGGATATGGGAGATCATCCCAAATAGCATAAAACATCATCGGAATCTTCTGACGAATTTCGTGCTCAATTTGATAAAGCCAAATCCAATAACGAGGATCGGTAAAATGAAGAATGGCATCTGGCTTTTCCGTATCCATAAGATACCGAATTAACATACTGTTGCCATATCCATTCTGTGCATAAATCTTTACAGACGCGTCTTGAATACCAGTTTGTTCTGATACTTGTTCGCTTATGTCTGCAACTTTTCCTTCTTCTGGATGGTTGATAGCCGCACCAACCTGCACCCAATTAAAAATTCCCGCAGTCTGTTCTACGATTTCCCTTGACATTACTCCGATACCAGAATGAACTCGTAAGTCATCCGAGAGTAAAAGTATTTTCTTTCTTTGTTCTTTAGGTAACCATTGCTTCATGTATATAATCCTCTATTATGGTGCGTTTAAATCAAATTTTGGTACGTTCTCATGTACGTGGACAAGTCCACCTGAATTCAGCGTTGGTTGAGTTATGGTTTTCACTGTCTCATTTAGATATTTCTGGACACCTTTTGCTACTCCCTCTGATATTGCGTCTGCTAATCTTTGAGCAAAATCTTTTTGTGCTTGACATGGATCTGTGGATTGCTCATATCCTTCAGCACATCCATACCAGTTAATCGCTGTAAAGATTCTTTGTTCTAGCGTACCTGCTCCTAGAATGTCACTCTTTAAAGTACTAGACATAATTTCTCCTTATAGGATAACACTACCACTCATACTCGCCGATATTAGACCCAACCAATATTTTTCGGTAATAGTCGCAGCAACCCATCCGTTCTGGTCACAAATTGTGCGAACATACTCATTAATATCTTTACGAATTTGAATTGTAGTATATTGTTTTTTATTTTTCTTAGCCATAATATTCTCTACGTTCTATAGAGTTCTATAGATAAGTATCATTCAAAGTCACCAAACATCAAATTCCATTTGGAGTTTCTGACCAAACAATAGTAAATCCACTTGTACACGTTTCTGTTAATATACCATTAACAAAATTTCTAAAGTTATCGAAGCTGGAAAACTTCTCCAGTTTCCCGTCAAGAATGATACCAAAATGTCCTACCTGTTTCAATACATCTGCTTTGTTGATAATGACTTGTGTAACGCCATTGATATTAGCAGCCATTATCACTCGGTCAAGATTCATCCAATTTACTTTACGTGGGCGGCCTGTAGTTGCTCCGAACTCAGCACCGACGCGTTGAATTTCTTGGAAGATAGGGTCAGCTTCGTTTGTATAGTCAGTTCTGTTTCCGACATATGTTTCATATGCTTTCATCGTACCAATTACTTTTCGAATACGACGAGGTGGTATACCATTTAGAACAGATGACCCAACTGTACAATGTGAACTGGTGACGTATGGATAATCACCCCAATCAATATCAAGATGAAATCCTTGCGCACCCTCACACAACACACGATACTTGTGAAAATCTTCGTGGAGTAATTTATAAACATCGATAACTTGAAATAATTCAGATGGTCTAACCTGTAAATCTCCCATACGAACACCACTACGACCGTACTTGTCACGATACGCAGGACCGATACCTTGGCGTGTTGTACCAATCTTTACATCAGAACCATCCTCTTCAAGATGTTTATCTAACACTAGGTGAGCGCGTTTATCAACGAATATCAATCCATCTGTTTTAAATCCGGCATCGTTTAGTTCTTTAATTTCTGATTCTAGCTTGGGTATATTTACAACACAACCAGGCCCAATCACACTTTTTTTACCGTAGAGCACACCAACAGGCACCTGATGCGTCACAACCTTTTGTCCGTTGTGGTACACCGTGTGCCCAGCGTTTGCTCCACCATTGTATCGTAGCACTATATTATAATCATCTGATGATGCTAATGCATGTGCTACTTTCCCTTTACCAGTATCTCCGTACTGAAGGTCTACGATTACATCTGCGTATACTAATCCCATATCACCCTCTACTGTATCTATCTCGTACTCGAACCAAATCATCCAGATGGTTCGTTGATGCTTCTAAAATTTCCATATCCGTAATTGCTTCTACGTTATGAATTTGTGTGGGAGGAATATGCACCGCATCACCTTCCGATACAATCATTTCCTTGGTGACCACAGGACGTGCATCTTCCAATTTATAGAAACGAATATATCCCTTACCCGACAATACATACATCGTTTCATCCTTGTGGTGATGATACTGAATACTCAATGCTTCCCCACAATTGACCTTCAAAATCTTTCCCACATAATGTTCTGTATGGGCCCAAATTGTTTCGGAACCCCACGGCTTTTCTACAAATTTAACTTGCATTTATACCCCCAAAAATGTTGCTGAAATCCAGATACCTACATAACTCCCCACGACACTACCCATAGCATAACCAGCCCATTGGTGAAAATTATCTTGACCATGAGCAATACGACGAATAACAAAGAATTGAATAGACGCTAACATGAAATCACTCATTGCTGCGGTGTGATAGTGTGTATCTGCTACAGCACGAAAGTTAATACACCAGATTGCATAATTCAAGACCTGAATTACAAATAGGATTCCCGCTTCTTTTAGTTTAGTGATAATCATACGATTCAAACGCCTCAATTATAAGTTCTTCATTAATATCTGTATATTTGTTTAATAGTTCCATTTCTTTTCTGACAAACTTTTTATCGTGGTAGTCGAATCCCATGCCGTGTACTAGTTCGTGAATCAATGTTAGAATATCCCTTTGGGTTTTTACTAACTCAATTGTTTCACCATCACACCAACTATATCTTACACCACCGTGAGGAGTGCCAATGCCAAATCGGATTTGTGGCATGTCGGATTTGATGTTTTCTTTCTTCCAAATTTTCTTCGCCAGACTCAACAAAAACTTATACGGACGTTGCTTGGTGATATTACTATATCGCCGGTCACAATACATGTCACCTTCTAACTTATAAAGACGGCGAGTATCTATCATTCTACGATATACTAATTTCATAAATAACCTCTTAATTATTTTCCATAAAGAACTTCAAATCTTCCGGCGTTCCCAATCCCCACATCACAGGGACATCGAATGTCTTGATCTTCTTTCCAGCACCAATCGCTTCATTGAATACAGGACACACATAAAACTCGTTATTAACCCGAATATTCTTTTCAATCATTTGTTCTGCGAACCGAACATAATCGCTTCCATGCTTCCAGTAATAGATACCCACGGTCGCAATATCGGAGATAGGATTCTTCTCTGCAACTTCGGTGACAAATCCATGTTCGTTAATCCTAGCAAACGACCACTTTGGATGGGTTGATTTGAATGTCACAATCCCACCATCAAGGTTCTGTTCAACCATCTTATACATAAACTCATTGCTATCCCATTCAACATACTGGTCAGAATTAGCCATCAACAATGGTGCGTCGGTATTAATATGTTCTCTTGCCAATAGTGTAGTACATGCCGCACCCTCGGTAATTCCATCGACCTCCACAATCTTACAGTTAGGCGTGATAAGATTCAACAGCGTATCAAGGTTATACTTGGTACGATGTTCTTTCTGTACGACATAAATGAAAGTTGCCTCAACGTTCAAGTTTTCCGCAACAACCTGAATCATTGGCTTTCCCCGTACATCAATCAATGGTTTTGGGAAAGTATATCCTGCTTGCTGGAAGCGACTTCCCGCACCAGCCATCGGTATCAATACGTTCATCTTATCACCTTGCCACTTTGGCATCACCATTATACTTGTTTGATTTAATTTTTCGTATATCTTTTCTTCCGTCAAATCTTTTGGATTATTGACACGTAGTACATTAGCTCGACTACGTGCAGCTGCCAACAATCCCGGCGGACTATCTTCGACAATTAATGTTTCTTCCGGCAAAACCCCCATCGTACTCATTGCTTTCCAGTACATTTCAGGATGGGGTTTACTGTTCTTTACATCTTCATTTGAAATAATCAAGTCCATATACTCAATTAATCCCATCTTAGCCAAGACTGTCAATACAGTCCGGCGGATGGAATTAGAACAACATGCAATCTTATATTTTTCACTGATCAATCTTTTGAACAGCAGTTGCAATCGTGTATCAATCGTAAGACCACCTAACGCTTCTAACGTTTTACTCTGTTTACATTTCCAAATTGGTTCGTGGAATCCCTCTGGCAATCCTTTATTTGCTGTAAGTATTTCCAACTTTTCATTGGTTTTACGACCATCATATACCGACAGATGTTCTTCCCATCCAATCACCCACTTGGGATTATTTGTGACTTCAAGTATTGCGTTGTTGAGGGATTGATAATGAATCTCTTTGGCCTCTACCAACACCCCGTCCAAATCAAATATAACTAACTTAATCACAGATGCGTCTCCTTAATATAATCCCAACACATAATATTCATTGCCGCACTGACGTTAAACGAACGAAGGACTCCACGTTGCGGAATACTCAACTTATAGAAGTGTGGATTGTTTATTACTACTTCTGGTAGCCCGTGACTCTCCGAACCGAACACGAACAACGGATTCTTCAATTCCTTATACATCGGCGTGGACATATATGAACCAATTTCAACACCACCATGTTCACACAAGACCACGCTATTCCACTTCAGCAAATACTCCAATCGTTCGTTGATTTCGGTATCCGCGTGTATCGGGTCATCAAACGTATACTGGACGATATTAATGTATTTCTCAGCCCCTACTGTGGACCGCTTATCGAATTTCTTTCGTCCAAAGATATAAAAGTTCTCTGCACCCAATAGACACGCAGACCGAATCATCATTCCGATATTGAGTTCACCCGTAATGTTGATACACGCCACGGAGAACCGACGCTGTTCACTCATCGTGATAGCGACATTCTGTTCGTAGGTATTCGTCTTATACTCATCACGAACGTTGTAATGATTACTAGCCGTATCGGCAATAATCTTACTATAGTTCACCATTGGATTTTCTTTCATAGAAATGACCTCGCAGAAGTATACTCTAAATATACCATCTGCGAGGCCACTTGTCAAGTCTATTAAATACCATTTAATTTGGTACATTCAAAGTTTAGCCCATACGAAATCCTATAATAAGGATATATTAGTCTGTCTATAAGGGGGAAACAATATAAATCTTTTTTATAGCCCCGTAGGATTACTTCAACCGTATCAGCTTTTCTAGCATACCCAATATCAGTTGAATCAATATCGGCGAATAACGTATGATTTTTGTGGTAAATCGTTTTTTGATTTTTGTTGACAATGACTTCCAAACTATCATATGTTTTTCTGTCGTAGGAATAAACGACTTTAATTTGACTTGTCTGTAGAGCGAGACTAAACGTTATAGCTTTTATGAACACACTTCGTTCTCAATCGTTCCGCCCGTAGTTGTCCACGACAAACACATTTTATTTGCCACTCGTTGCTTTGCTCCACCAGTAGAACGTTGGTCCACGGGAATTGTATTGTAGTATTCAATACACTTTGGAATAACCAAATCTCTATCTCGCATTACTGTAGTACCATCTGCAAACTTAATGAAGGCGCAAAACTGTACTTGACGAGTGACGCTCGTTGAATCAATAGTGACTGTTTTAGGATACACCGACAATCCGCTGGGTACATAGTATGCATCTGCGTCGAAATAGAAATTCACATTTGCCGGCGGACTTACAATATTTCTACGGACGTTTACCAACAAGAATCTGTATGTGGTTGTGTCGGTTGGAATAGTAAATCGAATAGTGTCTGGTGACTGTGTTCGTCTGTATAAGATTGGAACCGTATCACTCGACAGAAAGACTGCTACCATCGTACTATCAACCGCCTCTCGTTGTGTCCAAGTCAATTGAAATGCAATTTGTCGAGAGGCGGTTAACATACTGACCGATGCGACCGGTCGGGTTGGTTGTGCATATGCTGTAGTGGAAATCACTAATGTTGCAAGAATACTAGATAACCATTTCATAGTAACCTCGTAAATACTATTGTGGAATAATCGTTAAGTAGGTGGTGTTTCCTAGTTTGTATATACTAACTCCATTTTTGTAACTTCCAAACATAGAGTTGTACGATTGTTCATTTATCAATCTTGTATTTGCATTATTTTGAAATAGGACAGATGACATACTTCCTATTACGGGCGCAGCTGGTATTACAATGGTATCCACCTTAATAGAGTCAGGTGGTAACGGTGCTCGGTCGCCTCTTCTTACAAAGAGCTTTCCAATTCCAGGCGTTGTGGATTGTAAACTACGACGAACTGACCACACGTTCGACGTAAGTGTAACCGTATCGTTTATCTTTTTTAGGGAAATACGAACAGTATCGGCCAATCCATTTACCTGCTTAAGTGTAGGTAAATTTCCAGTAGTAGAGTCTGTTACGACTTTTGATGATACCATCGTGTGTCTGTAAAATTCTGGTGCACCAAATGGGTCATTTGGAGCTTTCCACGAAACACGAATATTGATGTTCGTGTCCGTGGCGGTGATGATACTAGACAACATCGAAAATGATACTCCAGCGTCATCCGGCGGTATTACTGGGTCTACCGCTTGTGTTGATGAGTCTGAACACGCATACAGAACCGTAATTGCAATAAAAAGAATACCTTTGAGCTTTGCAGAAACTCCGTTGCGAGTCATACAATAAACCTCTGGTCATTTTGTGGAAATAACCATTAGTATCTATAAATAGTAATGTATTACTATCTAGTCCTATACTATGTTTATTATATTTTCTTAATCTACTTTTTCACCCCAACGGAACACAATTCTTTCTTATCCCGATATACACACCACCGACATGCCTCTTTACTCGGGGTTGCTTTCTGTTCCGTGATGTAGTTACCCTCCTCGTCGAAAGCCGTGTCTACGAATTGCTGGAATCGATCCCAATTCTTGTTTAGCGAAGGCGTCTTGTTGGGTGGTTCAAACTTACTGACGCGTGGGATTGGATATGGAGAGTTCTCGAAAATCGTACGCTTGAGAATAATAAACTCTACCGAAATACTGTCAATATCGACTCCCTCTTGTTGTGCGAAGAACGTCTTGTATAGAAGCAACTGTCCAACCTTATACGGGTCAGTCTTTGTTTTTTGGTCCCAGCCAGCCCGTGACGTTTTCAAATCATATAGAACATACTTGCCCGTCAGTTCGTTATACGTCACGATGTCAATGTATCCGATATAGTTTACGCCAGGTTTGATTTCGGCATGAAGTTCGTATTCGATACCAAAGAGCCGCGTATTAGACGTAGGAAAGATTTTCTTATAGTTCTGTTGGATGTAAGTAATAATCTGACAGCCTTGTTCGTAATACTCCATCAACGTTTTCTTATCGGACAGAAAGGTTTTCTCCCCATTAGCATCAATAATTACATTTTCCTTAAACAAGGTAATGAGCTTATCTTTGAACGTGTCATGTAAATACACGGACTTGGCAACAGTCTCACTCTTGTTATACAATGTGTCTAGCCACTCTTGCACCACTTCGTGAATAGCTGTACCGAAGATGGTATTGATAGACGTATCATCAAACTTGTGTCCATCAATATACTTCAACTTCCACGCTTGGGGACAATTCGCCCACATTGTATATTGACTATAACTAATCTTGTTCATTCGATACCATCCAGTATTTTCTGCATCGTTTTCTGTTCACGCTTGCCGTATGAATTTACGGGTGTTTTATTATTTGTGTGGTCTAGTATAATTTGTACAGCATCCTTCACCACTTGTAAATCATTGACTCGAAATTCCAACGGACCATGACCTTCCAGTTCAATAAGGATACTCATCTTGCCCGTAAACTTCAAGTGGAACTCTTCTGGTTTAGTTTTCTTCTTTGGCATCGTTATCGTCCTTTAGGGGAAGGTCACCGTTTTTAGCGTGTTCGTCGCAAGAAGTATAATACCAATGCCGACCACGAACAGCACCAGGCTTTCCGCAGGCTTCACAAATCTTAAAACTACGATTCTCAACTTCATGTAGAAATTTTTCAAACTTATAAACAGGATGGTTTTCATCCATCTCATAGCCATCAATATATACACGGAGTCCACCATACTTCTCTTTGACCTGAACAATCTTGACGGTGTTCAGCTGTAGCTTTTCCTTCTTGTCAAAGATTTCGTCAATCAAACCAACCCACCCCGTACCAACACTACGTTTGGCAAGGTCACGGTCGTATCCGCCATCTTCGTAAATTACAAAACCAGGAAGTCTAGGTTCTTTACTCATAAAAATCCTCATATCTGTGGTATTTTGAAATATAACATCTAGTAATTTAGAAGTCAAGTCGAACTATTTGATATTTATACTAGGAGTTAATCTTGTATTTTCATATTAATAAGGTAATAAAATGTCCCAGCACAAGATAGTCAAGATACCAGATTGGGTATTGCCAGATGTAGAGGGGTATTTAAATGATGTTGGTAAGGAAGGATGGGAATTAGTCCATCTATATAACCAACACGCATATCTAAAGTCTACCGCAGTAGGGTCTATATCTAGCGGTTCTCTGAATGCAGCCGTTGATGCGTTCGGACGTACCCGTATGTCGGAACCATTTACGTTGGGTGATTATAAACACACCTATGGAATTGAAGATGTATTCCTCAATAAATTAAACGGTGATGGTTCTGTGACCAATAATATTAATCGGTCATCCGTCACGATTGCCGCAACAAGTAGTACAAGTTACGCTATTCATCAAACTAAAATGTATCACCATTATATGCCTGGCAAGAGTCAATTGATTCTTTCCAGTTTCATATTTGGTTCACCAGTAAGTGGGTCCACCAAACGTACAGGATATTTTGACGACTACAATGGTATTTTCTTGGAACAAGACGCAACCGGTAGTTTACAAATCGTTATTCGTTCTGCTACCAACGGCACGGGGTCGGTAACAGAACAACGTGTCAAACAAGAAAACTGGAATGTGAATACGTTATTGGATGGTGACTTCACATTAGATGTAACCAAGACGCAATTATTCTACGTTGATTTCCAATGGTTAGCAGTCGGCCGCGTTCGTTGTGGGTTCGTACACAAGGGTATTACAGTTCTTACTCACGTATTTGACCACACGAATATTTTAAATGTGGCATATATGCAGAATCCCAATCTTCCCGTTCGGTGTGAAATTAGAAACTCGGTGACTACCGCATCATACATGGAACAAATCTGTTCTACGGTCGCAAGTGAAGGTGGGTATAGTGAAGCAGGTAAAGCATACTCCATATCTAACGAATCATTCCGTACCTTATCAAGTGGTTCCACATTACCCGTACTTGCAATCCGATTAAAGAACTCGGTGAACGGATTACCAAATCGTGCATTTATTCGTATTCAAGAAGCGGCAGTGTTTACGGACCAACAAACGATACGATACACCTTAACGAAACTACCAAGTGGGTCAATGTTAACCACTAGTAGTGCATGGGTATCGGTAGATAACAATACTTCTGTTGTGGAATATAATGTAAGCGCTACAGGATATAGTGATGGAAAAACTTTATTGACCGGATTTGTTGGAGCAAACTCGTTGAATATCAATCAAGCAAATCCATTAGTACAAAATCAATCCGGTGTTACCAACAAACAAAACTTTATCGCACAAAATTACGATAGTACAGATAGTGAAATCTATGTATTAATCGCAAAGAATATGACTGCCGACTCAACAAATGTTGGTGGAACGATGTTATGGTCCGAAATTTATTAACCCTTGTAGAGTATAAAATATGCCATTTCAATATTATGTAGCACAAATGCCATCTGGGTCTATGAACAGAACGTGGTTGAACAATGTAGGTTCAAATGTATCACATTCTTTTACAGGTGCACCGACCGGTAGCTGGAACCTTGTAAATGTAATTCCTATGTCACCTATCAACGGTGAAGGTGGTGGTACTGTTATGTGTTATTTTGTGTCTGGTTCTTATTAATTAATTCTAGTTCCAGCTCATTTATTTTGTTTCGAACCTCGTCTATACTACTTGGACGTTCGAGGTGTTCGTAAATTAAATTGTCACCAACGGCAACCGTTATATGAAACGATACTGGGGAATCCTGCAATATTGCATAGTGATTCCCCATTGTCGTTTTCCCTGACTCTTTACCAGTATACAGTTGATGCATTACTTACCTTCTTGTCGGGCGATTTGCTCCTTCAATGCTTGTACATATTTGTCACCAAGCGATTCTGCAAGAGCGAATAACATATCCCGATTAGACTCTGTAACTCTGACTTCATTTGGATGTACCATATTATTCTCCTTCGTTGTATGATGAGGTAGCAGGTAGTCCGCTATACTCGCAATTATCTAATTTTTCTCGGACTGCATTAATATCGTTTTGTAACTCTTGAATACGTTGCTCCATTTTTGTTTTCTTCGACCCGAATGTACGTTCAAAATTATTTGCATATTCCTCCACGCTTATGCTAAGCGGGCGAGGATTGTCACCTTTTCCATTACTACTCATAGTATTCAACCTCCACTCCAGCTTCTTCAAACATAATCAGACTACGTTTTGCATGCTCTTCCCAAATACTCCCATGTGCACCGAATGATGGATCAATCTCACAAACTACCTTGGTAATACCAGCATTGATAATACCGCGAGCGCAATCAGCACAGGGTATACCACAAGTAAGGTACATCGTACAACCTTCAGTAGAGACACCAATACGTGCCGCATTGTAGATAGCATTTCTTTCGGCATGTTCAAACCAATAATATTTTTCCGGTCGTTCTTGTCGTTCAGAGTGTGAGTCATCTATACCCCGTGGAAAGGAATTGTATCCAGTTGAAACGATTTCGTTATTCTTTCCAACAACTAACGCACCAATCTGTGTGTATTTATCTTTTGACTTTAACTTTATCGTGCGAACTATAGTTCTAAAATATGTTTGCCAGTTCATAGTTTTGCCTTCTTAAGTTGCTTGGAATCGATACCGTGGAGTTCACATAAAATCCGAAGAGCGCCTCTATTGTGTTCATAATAAATGTCAAGATATGTTGTTGCTTCTACCGTAGAGACATTAAAATATTTAGAAACCAATTCCACAAGCCACGACTCATAGGTATCTTCTTTCTGTCCTTTGATGTACTTATTAAACTGTCTACCCTTCGGTAACATAGAAGTTAAAAACATATAGTGTACACGTTCTGGTATACTGGTATATTTCTGTAACGCATTTACTATCGGAGCATATGATGGGTTCATAGAAAGAAATCGATGAATCATATACTTCGAGTTTTTATACTTCTTCTTTTCAGCGTCGGTCATCTCATCAAAAGATTCCATACGCTGATCTTGATATATCATATTGATGAAGTCAAAGAGTTCTTTTCCCTTTGGTGCATCCGTTTGTGTTTTCTTCTTTGGTGGCATTAGTTAAATCTCTCTTCTTCTGTAGGTAACACTTTTGTACCTGTACCATCGCCAAGGATACGATAGGTTTTAACGATACCCAAATCAGTAATCGTTATACGTTCAATAGAAATTCCCCATCGTTTTACAAATGTTTTTACCTTTTTGGTAATAGTATTGTTAACGTCAACGAGATTTACCCAATCAGTAACCTCGACAATATCACGAATCATTCCTTGTGTGGTATCAACCAATACAACGTTAGCGTGTTCCACTTCTGTTAAATACTTTTTAACATCAGAAACGTGGTATCTGATGATTGCTTTAAGAACAATAGTTTGTTCGTCTTGTGTTGTCAAGGTCTGTGCTGGTAGACTGACCGATTGTGTAATCACGGTAGTTTCAAATATCCCATCGAAGAATGGTAGCTTTAGATGAATACCCGGCTTCAAGTCCTTATAGAATTTCCCGAAACGAGTTTGTACGGCACCGTTCCACTGCTCCACAATAACATATGGAAGAGCGTCTTTACCAATTTTAATAATGAAATCTATAAGTTTGTCGAACATATTACATAACCTGTTGTTTGTTTGCCCAGCCGTTATCCACACCTTGTAGCACTTCTATCTTGTCCATCTTCCCATCTTTTACATACACCTTCTGGATAAGTTGTGTGTATTCTTTAATATCCTTATACGACATAATAGGAATCTTCAAATCGTTTAGTATCCGTTTCTTCTCTTTCTTATTACAGAGGAAATAGATGTATCGATGTTTTGCCGTTTCTTCTTTACGCCAGAATGTATGTCCAATCGTACTGGCAAGGTTCTCTACGTTTTTATTTCCGTATCGCTCCCCTACTGTACGACTATGAATCCAATCACTATGTTCAAACAATCTGATGGAATAATCAGGCATCAGCTTCGATACACCACATCCTTGATATAACCAATTCGTTGCCCGATAGATAGTTCCCGTGTGTTCTTGTTCTGGGTCAGCGTAACTCACCAAGACTTTCACTTCTGGCGCGTTGTACTTTAACCACCGAAAGGATTCCCCAAGAAAATGACTTTCCAAGTTCTTCCCATATCCATCCAAACACACTAACCGAGTAAGTTCCAACACCTCATCCAGTTCTAACGGATGAGTTTTTGTAATAGAAGCTACTGTGCGATTACTTACGGGATGTCCATATGTCATTACGCCAATAAGCTTTTCACTCTGTCCTTCAAAGAATGAATGTGATTCTTCGATATGATAGAGCCCTAACGCATATCGACAACTAGACGACTTATGCGTGTAATGATGTTTAATGATAAACGACGCCGCCACATCTTTGTTGATATGGCGGACAATCGTTTTACCAGTATTGACGTAACCTTCTTCCATATTTACCTCAAGCTTCTAACTTGATCAGCTAGACCATACTCCTTAGCTTCCTCTCCACTCAACCAGACATCTTGTGCTGGAAGTAACTTTGCTCTAATTTGCTTGTCAGTTAGACCCGTACACTTCTTATAATGTGAAATCATACGCTTGGTGGTTAAATCAAACTGCTTCTGACTTGCCATTAGTTCGTGTTCCTTTCCGTAAGTACCAGCAGACCATTGGTGAGAAAGGATACTGGTATTTGGTGTAATAATTCGATGTCCCTTTTCTCCTGCAATAAAGGTCATCAATCCTGCACTTGCGATAATACCCAATCCAATTGTGCGAACTGGAATTGCACTTCCACGCATTACATCAATGAGAGCAAATGCTGAAAACAAATCGCCGCCATAACTACTGATAATAAGCGTAAGTGCTTCATATTGTGTCTTGTCTTGAAAGTTTGCGTCAAGAATCCAAGTAATACAATCCTTCACACTACCTTGGTTGAATTCCCCAGCAAAATAATAAATACCTTTATCTGTTAGTGAACTGGAACGCATGTCGGGAATTCCATATCCCTGCATATCCTCATTATTCATTTTACTTCTCTAAAGTAAGAGACGGCTTGCTGGTCGCATGTTCATTTGCCGCGAGTTCTTCTTCACGAATACGAACAGGTAGGAATTGCTTGTTGATAAATCCACACGCGTTACATGCAAATGTAGGAATCGGAACAATTGCTTCCTTACCAGTTGGAGAAACAAGAGCGGAAATACGCTTCATCAGTGCAACTTCTTGGAAAGTATAGTTTCCGCAGTTATCGCACGTGATATCTTGTGCATTAGTTAAATCCAAATTCATCGGTGGTTGCTGTTGTGACATATAATCCTCTTAATTTAAAATTGTATACAAAGTTGCTACGAAATTAATTTCTCTATCGGGGACTTGACCATCTCTATACAATCCTTCAGCGATAGCTATTACTGCTTCTGGTACTTTATTCGGAGCGTATGTTTCTACATATTGATATAATAGTTGATACAGTTCCGTAAAATCTTGAATTTGTTGGTCTGCAACAATCTGTCGAATCTGATTGATTTTTTCCTTTAGTGGAATTGAGTTGGTAAGCACATCCACCACTTTCAGTTTCATATCCTGGCCAATCAGTTCCTCAACGCTGACATGCAGATTTCCGTCACGGGTTTGGAGTTGTGCGGTATTGATAATCTTCCGAAGGTCGGGATAATACGCGTTGACGATCTGTACGACAGTCTGTTTATCATATTCAACGCCTTCATTCTTAAGTATCTCGGTAAGTTTCAATGCCGCATCTTTCTTACTGGGCGGAGTCAACTTATAGACCTGCGTTCGTGAAACAAGTGGGTCAATAATCCGTTCGATATAGTTTGCCGTCAAGATGAATCGGGTCGTAGCCGAATACGCTTCCATCAAGTTACGAAGAGCGGGTTGTGCTTCTCGACCCAAAAAGTCTGCTTCATCCAACACCACAATCTTCAACGGTTTAAATCCAATCGTAGAAGCAAATCCCTTAATCTTGTCACGAACTGTATCGATACCACGTTCGTCTGAAGCATTGATAAACATATAATCACACTCAATATTTTTCACCAAGAGCTTTGCCGCAGTTGTCTTTCCCGTTCCGGCCGTTCCATAAAACAACAGATGAGGAATATCCTGTGTTTCAATATACTGTGCAAGCTTTGCCTTGACAGCATCGTTACCAACATATCCTTCTAATGTATCAGGTCGATATCGTTCAACCCAAATCGTATGTTCAGTCTTTCCACTCATAACCATCCGCCGTTAGTTTAATGTTTGGGTGTTCTCGTAACGTATTTCGATACGGGCTCCATTTAATTTGAACACCCCATCCGAGTTCATTCAATAAGTCATACTTTGAAATATACTTCCGAGTATGGATAATGTCAATGATGTTATCAATTGCTTTTGAGTTTAACATCTTCTTAAACGTAAATACTTTATCCCACTTATCAAACCATTGGTCAATTCTAATACCCCATAACATATTATATGACAGTTCTTTAGTATTATAGGTTAATGGGTTATCTAGCATTTCTTCAAACTTCTCTACGAATTCCGCTCGGTTCTTATAGAAGTATGGATAATCAGCGGGAACCATTTCGGGATAGCAGAGTTTCTTCGGGAGCAAGTATGGAACGTTCATTGACAACCCATCGGTGGTGCTGATACTCCATGCCGAATATCCTTCAAAGCACGCAACCCCAAACTGCATCCGTTGCATCTGTGCCATATATCCTTCACGCGTTGGTTCATCAATCTGCTTATTCCACGGACGGTCAATCTTGGCATAGGTCGTATAGACGGTAAAGTCTTGACGCTTCTGCCAGAGATCATCCATTGCTTTCACAAACCAATTCCAGCCCGTGTAGTCATTCGCACGATGATTGAAGATAACCGACTTGGGAATAATGTTACTGACATCTCGTACTTCACTTCTATCTACGCCCAAGTAATGTGGCTGAATAATCTTGTCAAGCTGTGCAATCACATTGTCGTTGAAATGTTCTTTTGCATATTCAATCACAAAGTTCTTCAACCACTTACTATTTACCCCACATTCTTCCATTTCCAGTATGCCCAAAATGTTGTTAAGGAACATTGTCTTGGCGTAGGGAGCGTTCTCCGCTACTTCAAACCAATGACAATATCCGATAATCTTTGGCATGAGATGTGTGCTGTTATGAATGACGTTCGCAATCTGTGAGGTATGTTCTGGGAGATGACTATAAATAATATCATAGTCATTGTGTCTCCAATCAATTACCTTCAAGAACTCCGTTGCATCAAAGTGTGTCCGCATCAGATTGGGATACGTGGGCAACTTGTAAATGACTTGCTTGACGTTGGGCTTGTTCAAACTTTTAATCGTGGATGGGGTCAGCAACGTATAATGAATTTTATGCCGGTCATCCATATTGGTAAGCACGGGTTTCAATACTTGAACAAAACTATCTCGTTCAAGGTTTTCAATATCGGTGTAGTTACCATAAATCAACACACGATAATCATACTGCTGATGAGCATCGTATGTTGATTCTAAAAAGTTTGTAATATCCATTAGTCGCCTTTTGTTTGTGGCTTTAGTGTATCAACGAATGTTTCAATCCGATATGAAATCTGTGCAAGATACAAAAGTATCCCATCCAGTATCTTCATAAAAATAGCAACCGGCCAAAAAATCCAGTAGAACAACGACGGTTCATACTTTCCAATCAATCCCATTTTAGCACAGATAATCATAAACAGAAAACCAAATGCGAAATATGCTGCAAGACCAATAATAAATCCCATAGTAGTAACAGTAATCATCGTCCGACATCTCCTAGATAAGTTTCTTTTGCCTCATCCCACGACAGATTAATCAAATTATTATAATACAAAATCTCTGGCTTGATACGTCCCTGCTCATAGAGATTAAGATACCGCTGAATGGCCTTCGGCCTCCACCAATCTAACACAGCGTCCACATCCTTTTCAAGTTTCTTCAGCGGTACCAATTGTTCCTCTGTAATCTCTCCCTTCAAGAACTCCCGTGTATTCTCATACAACGGAGCATAATACACTCCACGTTCAAATCCATGCTTATACTTGGACTGACTTATTCCCACAGCCTTAAAGATGATAGAAAGGATTTGCTGTTTAATTCCAGTAACAGGGCCGTGAGCCGTATCTTTCGAACGAATCTTTTTAT